CACCTGATACTGCATTTCCATATATAATAACTCGTAGATTCTTTTTTGCTGAAAACGTTCCACTTGCTAAAGTTCCGTTACTACCTAATTCAACATGAGCTAATCTTTCCCAAGCCATTAGTTAGCACCCCACAACTGAATCCTGTTTCCTGTTGAAAAGTTTGAGTTTTTTGTGAAGCTTATTTCTGTAATTGAATCTGATGTATTAGCCCATTTGACTACACCTTCCATTCTATATGGTGTGTTACTAGCTCCAGTTTGATTATTAGTTTCAGAAGTATTGAATATAACTAATTTCTCATTATCTGATTTATTAATTATGTAACCCTCTGTCATAGCTGGAGCAAGATCATAAAGTAATGCAAATCCACTAGTTGCATTATTTACTACATCACTACCACCATTTGCAGAATATCTACGTCTATAATTGTTACCTGTATCACTGTTGAAAAGCACTTTACCACCAGCAAATTCATCACAGAAAAATCTAAAGTATAGATATTTCTTAGCAGTTATAGTTCCTGTTGTTAATGTTGTTGAACTTCCACTTCCTGAAACATCTGCTAGCTCTTGCCAAAAGTTTGTACCTGAATCAGCTTCATCATTATCATATCCTAGTACGACAATCTGATCATTTGAATCATAAGTACCTGAATCAGTTGTTATTTTTACTGATGTAATATTTGTTGATAAACTTGACGGAACATATTTTGTTACCCATTCTTGCCTTTTAGGTGCATTCCCAGCACCTGCACTATTTTGTGAACAAGTATTATAAATTCCTAATTTTTCTTGATTGGCTACATTTACTGTATCTCCAACAAAGAAAACATCTTCCCCTAGATTACGTGACATATCAAGTTTATCTTGTGATGTTTGTGTAGAATCACTACCACCTTCTTCACTTCTTCTGTGTGCATATTCATTACCTGTTGAACCATTATATGTTAAATATACTCTACCTTGAGTTATATGCCCTAATACCATAATATTATCTTTAGCTGTAAATGAACCTGAATCAATAGTTGTTCCACCATCACCTGTACCTCTAGCTAATTCTTTCCATGAGGTATTTGCAGTTGAACCACTTACACTTGTAGAACCTAATCTTTCCCAAACCATCTTAATCAGAACCCCATACCTTTAATCTTGTGCCTGTTGTGAATGAACCATTCTTTGCTTTAACTTGAATTGATGTTATACTATCTGATTTATTATCCCATTTACCAGATAATTCTCTACGTTCTGGTATGCTACCACTACCTGCACCTGCTGAATTTTGTGCAACACCTTCCCCAATTACAAGTTTTTCCTTATCTGATTTGTTTATAATATGTCCAGTCATATATCTTTCAGATTGGTTCAAAGGTGCATAATATAGAATACCATCATCACTATCCGTGCCTGTTGCATCACTACCACCGTTTGTGTTATAACGACTAGCATAGTTAGAAGATGTATCAGAATTGAATTGTAGCCAAGAATAACTTTGTGATCCACTTGGAACTGTGTATAATTCAAAATACAAATATCTCTTTGCTGTTATCGTGCCTGTATCAATAGTTGAACCTGATGAAACTTCAACATCTGCTAACTCTTGCCAAAATCCTTGCTTATCAGTATTTGTTCCACTAGACTTTGCTCCTAATATAATCATCTCACTACCTACTTCATTATTAATACTGCTAGAATTGTTAAGTCTTAATCTATCTATTTTTGCTGTTCCTGTGAATTTACCAACACATTCAAATCTATCAGGTGCATTACCTTCTCCATCTGCATTATGACCTACGGAGTGCCATATCACCAATTTTTCTTTACCATCATAATTAGCCATATTACCAACGGTGAATATTTCTTTTGTATGTGCATCAGTTATAATTCCATTATCACTTCTGTTTGTTGTCGTTTGATCTGAACCACCATTCTCTGAACGTCTATCAGCATAACTACCTGAATAAGAACCTGTTCCCGTAGAATACGTCATATTATGATCTGAATTAACTATATTGTGTGATAATATCATTAAATGATCATAATCTGTTGTATTTATACCTTCTACGGATATTTGACTACTTGCTGATGTGAATGTTGTTCTTCCCAATTCTACCCATGATTTTGTAGAATATGTAGTAAGACCAGCTCTATCACTTGCTGTTCCTGTTGCTCGATTACCTGCTAGATATGATATAGCCATGTTTATTCATTCACTCCTATTGCTTTTATATATTTGGTTCTTTTGTTAGCCATATCTACACACTCGTTCCAACAATGCGTTTAGAAGCTTTGTAATCTGTCATTATGTTAACTCTCCTAATGTCAATCCTCTTGAACTACCTGTTGCATAATGACCAACATAGAAATAATATTCATTATCTGTTGCAATACCTGACCATGTTTTTTTAACTACACCATCCATAGCAAATTCAATATCACCATTCGATTTTATTTCCATTGTGAAATTTGTGCCTGTTGTGTATGACGAAGCATCCCAACTTGTTGCAACAACATTACTACTTGATGGCGAGCTTGTTCCACCCCACATTACATTACCACCATTACCTGAACCATAACCACCAGATGCTATTGGGTGTATTATAGCATTACCACTTGAGTACGCATTACCATTACACTCAAAACAAGTCACATTAGATGTAGAAGTTTTGAGAAAACCAAATTCCATGTGGTTTGATGTTGTTCTAAGCGAGACTTTGGTATTTCCACCTATTTTATAGATTTTAGTTGATCTACCAATATTACTCCAACTTTGTGAAGTTGTTTTGTAAATACCATCACCTTCATTTGTTCCTGTATTCAAACCTGTCCAATCTATTATTGTAGATATTGGTTCTGTGCTTCCATCTAACTTCCATGTGTTATCAGATTGTTTCCACCAGTAAGAAGGTGTATCATCTGTTTGTAAGAATATTGTATTTTCAGGTAGATTGGTCATAGCTTCCAAGTCACTTGTTGATGAAAAGTCGTTTTTACAACCTGTTGTTGTTGCAGAATCATTAAAGAACTCTAAATCATAAAGATAACCTTTTTGTTGTCCACCATTAGTGCTTGATCTATTATTCATAATTTTCCAATATCTTAAATCATCTGTTGCAGTTTCTAATGTGGTAGCAGTTACTTCGCCTAAAAGTGTACCTGTATGTGAACCACTTCTTACTGTTGTAACTAGTTTATTTGCAGTATGTCTTGATACTGTGACATAATAATCTGTGTCTATTGCGATTGTTGTTGCTACACCACCATCTGTTCTATTAGAATCAGTTAAAGCTTGTCCACCATTATCTGAACCATTTTGAATACCTACCGTTGATTTAATTCTACAACCTGCAAACCTACAAGCACCATTTGAAGCAGCAGTATTAGAATCAGTTAAGCCAATCCATATTGAACCTGCTGCACTATTTATAGATGTCCAACGAATTTTAAATCTAAATGTCCATTTTGTATTACTTGGATTTGATCCTAATAATCCAGCATTTTGTAAATCAAACATACCCATAACACCTACGCCTGTATTCTCATCCAAGTCAAACCATAAACGATTTACACTTCCTTTATATGGTTCTAAATTATTAGCATAACCACTTGATGAATCTTCTGTCCATGATGTAGGAGTTGTTTCACTAAAATCTTCTGTCCAATCTGCTGTGTTTTTCAATGAAGACAAAGCTGTACTATCCATAGTATAATGTGCTTTTAGACCTGACTTGTTAGTTAATGATGAAACTGATTGTGCATCACCTGATGTGAATGTAAATGAATAATCTGGATCACCACTTGCTGTTGTTGTATCATTCCAAAATTTCAAGTCGTCAATATATCCTATACAATCTGAACCACTTACACTTCTATCTCTTGATTTAAAGACCAAATATCTGAAATTTGTTGGTGTACCACCAAAACTTGTAATTGATTTAGAATAACCTGATGGTGATTCTGAATAACCTGAATCGGTATAAAGAGTTAATGTAGCAGCTTGTGTACCTGTTCGTTTTAATTCCCAATATAATGTTTCTTCTGTTGGTTCGTGTGTTGTTTGTGCATTAGTATGATTACTTCCACTATACATAGCTCCATCATTACTAGAACCTATGTAATAATTATCATCATTAGTTCCAGCTCCTATTGCAAAAGATAAAGAGTCTTGACTACCATCAAAAGCTGTTGTATGGTCTTTATCAGAAAATCCAACAAATAAGTGACAACTACTTCCATCACCACCAACTGTATAGTTTGTTATAACTGACTTTCCTCTTAATACCCAAGTTCCAGCTATATTAGCTGTTCCTATATCGTAAGAAAGTGCTGATGTGCTACTTCCACCACTTGTTATGTCAAAGTCAACTCTACTATTTTGAATATTGATATTCGATGAAGTTTTTGACCAACCTGAATCACCACCTATATTATTATTTACTAACTTTCCAATTTCTGTTGCAGTAAGAGCTCTTGACCAATTAGAAACATCATCTATTTTTCCATTATAGTTTTCTGAACTTCCACTTCCACCTATGGTAGCATTATCAGCGTTTGATAGTGCTTCATCTTCTGTAGTACTACTTTTTAAAACACCATCAATGTATAATTTTACAGCACTTCCTTCTCTAGTTAGTGCTACATGATACCATGTTCCAGTATTTAATGATGAACCATTATTACCTGTTGCATCTTTTACGGTATATGCTACTTGACTATTATACCATTGTATTTCTAATTTTGACGAATTATTATTGTTATGCCATAGTCTTTGTACGCCTGAATTACTATCTGCATTAAACCAAAATGTTACAGAAAAGTCACCTGTTTGTGTGGTTTTACCAATATCTACTTGACCTGATGTAAAATCATAAGCACCTGTGCCAAGTTTGTAATTACCTGACCAACCTGTTGTTGAGTTTGGATTTACTGTATAATCTGCTGATGAGTATGTTGAAGCACCGTTATCTATTGTTATTGTATCTATTGTTCCTTCTAAATCTCTACCACCACTAGAATTTATTACATTTAATACTTTGAAATATCTTAATCCTACTGTTGTAGTTGCACAAGTGCCTGAAACAGTTCCAAGAGATGTTCCACTATGAGAACCTGTTCTAATCGTAATAGAATATGCAGTAGCACTTGAACGAATTATTTCAACGTAATAGTTTGTACTTGCAGAAGGTGTCCATGATTGACTATTATCACCTGAACCTGTGCCTGAAATTGAAGCACCATCAGAATCATTTGAAAAATAATTACTTGTTCCATCTAATTGTATTTGAGTTCCTATGAAATCTTGATTACCATTCTGTGCCGTTGAACTGTCCTTGTCACTAAGACCTACATACATATAATTACCATTACCTGAACTACCTAATTTTGAAAAATTAATTACGAAACGGCAAGTCCATAATGTATCACTTAATGTAGCACCTAAATCATAACTTAAAGCATGATTAACTCCATCACGTAATGCTTTAAAATCAATTTTGTTTGTACTACTATTAGTTTTAATTGGTGTTAATGTAATTCCAGTATTTGCACCATCAGCACTTGAACCTAATGAATCACTAACTCTATCAAGTTTTGTTCCCCTTAACATTTTATTTCCAAAGTGTGTAATAGCCATTATGCAGTACCTCTATCCTTCCATACATCTTGTTCATAAGTTGCTGTGTAAATCATTGATCTGTTTGTTTGAATACTACCACCTGTTGGATTTGTTGCATCTTGAAATGCTACCCAATAACCTTTGTTAGTATCTTCAGGTGAACCTTTAATTTTTGCGTTCCAACCACCACTTGAACCTGTATCACCATCTACACAAACACAAATACAATCATCTGCTGAAAGTTCAACTGCATTTGTAAATGTAAATGTCTTATCATACCACGTTCCAGCAGTTGTTAATGTTGATGTGTTTATTGCTTCACTTGTTCCTCTTATTGTAGATGTTGTACCAGCAAATACTTTTACTGTCATGTCTTTATCTGAACGACCACCTATGTCAGAAGAAAGTCTTGTGGTAACAGTTAAAGTTTTTAACTTTTTACCGACTAAAGGATGACCTGTTTTAATTTGTTGACCCCAACCACCTCTTGGATTACTTCCATCTGCACCGATACCTGATACATCATCTGAACCTGATGTTCCACCTGAATGACTACTTGATGTTGTTACAAATCTATATATTTTTCTTGTATCTGTTTCACGATATTGTGTATTTGCTGGAACGTTTGTTAGTGTAGTTTTTTCATCTGTTATAATATCACTACTTGCACCAAATACGGTTATGTATGAACCTGTTGTTAGTGTCAAAGCTGAACCAGCTCCATCTGTTATATCAATTTCTGTAATCTGATCTGATGTATTTGTCCACTTGCCCACACTTTCAACTCTTTCAGGAGCTGTTCCTGCTCCTGCTGTATTCTGTGTCATAAACTCATTAATTGCTAATTTTTCCTTAGTTGCTATGTTTGTAATATATGAAGTTGCGAACGACCAATCACCCTCATTATAATTACCGTTTAGTTGTATTCCAGCTAGTGAATCTGAACTTGTTCTTGTCTCATCTGAACCACCATTCTTACTTCTTCTATTTGAGTAATTATAATTTGTATCATTATTCATAACCATTCCACTTGTGTTTGCACTTGTTGGTTTGAACCAAACTACAACTTTAAGATTATCTTTGGCAGTAAATGTACCTGTTGATAAATTACCATTTGATGACAATTCAACGTGTGCTAATCTTTGCCAAGTACCTACCATTAGTCAGCACCCCATACTTTTAGTGAACTTCCAGAACCAAAGTCAGAAGAACCCCCACCTACGTTTAGATATCCTACACGATTAATTTGTGCAGAGGTGTTAGCCCATTTACCAACAATTTCAGCTCTATCTGGAGCTGATCCTGCACCACTTGCTGTTATAATACATTCATTAATGATTAATTTTTCTTTATCTGATTTGTTTATAATGAAATAAACATCATGTGTTAAATACCCTGCTCCACTGTCGCCACCCATACTTGATTGACCTGTTACAGTACCGTCAGAACCACCATTAACTGATTGCCTTCGTGCATAATTTGAACCTGTATCTAAAGTTCCATTACCTACTCTCAAAGCAGGGATAATGGAAGCATTTGTTCTATAACCTATTGCCTCAATCATCAAGTATTTTTTAGCTGTAAATGTATTTGAATCAATTAAATCTCCATCACTACCTAATGTAACACTTGCTAACTCTTGCCAAAAGTTTGTGCCACTATCAGCTTCATCATTATCACAACCTAATACGACTACTTCACTACCAATACCACCTGTACCTGATTTTGGATCTACTGCATCGCCAACTGATACTGATGTTATTTGATTAGAAGTGTTAGCCCACTTACCAACAATCTCTGCTCTGTTAGGAGCATTACCAGCTCCTGCCGTATTACTGCCTATCTTACGTTTTATTCCTAATTTTTCTTGTGATGCTATATTTGTTATATTAAGAACCTCAAAACTTTGAACAGATTCGGCAGTATTCCAATCCATAGTTCCATTTAATGATGTGTTTGTGCTATCACTACCACCGTTTGTGTTATATCTTTGGGAATAATTACTGTTTGTGTCAGAGTTAAATCTCCAAAATGTTCTAAAATCTCCACCTGAATTAATAACATTACATAATATCATTAAATTATCTTTAGCAGCAAAACTTGAAACATCTATTGAATCATTTGTACTTGTTAATGTAGTTCTACCTAATTCTTTCCAACTTGTAGCTGGAGGTGATGTTGTTAGTGTAGAACTTCCTTCAATAATACCACCACTGAGATAATTAACCACCGTTAATCACCTACGCTATCTGCACTTCTACTGCCGAACCGTTTTTCCAAATTTTTGTGAAAACACCTTCGTTATTTGCATCAATTTTCTTGACGTAAATATCTCTATCACCTACACCTACAGTACTAAATGATGATGCTGTACCTGCATATGATGTGTTAGTTGAATTAGTAAAAGTGTGAACTATGGTTGCTCCTCCTCCTGCTGATCCCCATACTAGATCAGTTCCATCAGATTTTAATGCTTGACCGTTAGTACCTATTGTTAATGCTGCTGGATTTCCACTTGCATCACCATAAATAATTTTACCTCTTGCTAAACCTGCCATTTTTGCTAGTGTTACTTGATTGTCAGCAATATGTGCTGTGTCAATACTACCATCTGCATAATGTTCGCTGTTTATTGCATCATCAGCTATTTTTGTACCATCTACTGAGTCGGCTGATAAGTGTGCTAAGTCTATACTACCATCAGTATAATGCTCACTATTTATTGCATTATCAGCTATTTTTGTACCGTCAACTGCATCTGCTGCTAAATGTGCTGTGTCAATACTTCCATCTACATAATGTTCACTATCAATTTGGTCGTCAGCTATTTTTGCATTTGTTACTGCATCATCAGCTAATTTTGCTGTTGTAATAGAACCTGCACCTACACTACCTCCTCCATAACCGTACCAATAATTTCCTTTTCTGATAAGGATTGAAGGTTTGGTTGTTGATAGAGTTTCATCTGCATCTGATACTGTTTTAATTTGACCATCTGCTGATGGGTTTGATGTGTTCTTTAATGTGATAGTGTCACCTGTATCTGCAAAGAGGTATATCAAATCATATTGATTTGTGTTTGCTATTGCTAATTTATCTAAATCATCTGATGTACCTGATTCTGCTGCGATTATATGAACTGAGTCAGTTGGTGTTACAACACCACTAGATATAGTACGTGTGGCATTAGCTGGAGTAAATCCCAACATACCTTGTGCATCTGGATCAGCGTTCCATTCATTCGAACCAACAGGGGAACTCCCATCATCTGGATAAGCAGTTGTATCTACTTGTGTTGCGTGTTTGTATAGTGCTTTACGTGCCATAGTTAATTACCTTTAACCTCTTTGCCGTCAGCTTTTGTTAATTTAAAACTAATCTTTTCCTCAAATCTTACTTTATCATCTAAACCTGAACGACCAGTGTTTCTTAGATTGATTCGTTCTAAGAGATTAAACACTCCCTTCATGGTCATAGTCATTTAGACTATACTCCATTCATTGTGTGATTAACGTACAAGGTCAGAGTATCTGTGCTTGTTTTGTGGAAACTTGCTGGACTTGAAAAGTTCCAGTGAGTTAAAATTTTTGGGTTGCCGCTTAGTGTTGCTGCCTTATCGACAATACATCCACCAGTAATTGCATTACCTGAACTAGTATCAATTTGTGATGTAGTCCATGAGAATTTATAAGTTACAACGTCAACTCCTGCGCCTGTATTATCAGAATCGCTGTCATTGGTTTTTGGATATGCTGAAGTACAGTCTTTCTGTGCTCCACTTGAAACAATAGGGTTTGTTACATTATTATAAGTATCAGTTTTTGCTAAAGAGTTTGCACTTGATGGGTTTTGTAGAATACATGTTGCACCTGCTCCACTTGCAACTGCTCCAAAGTTCTCATTTGAAGAAGGTGTTTCTGAGCATGCTCTTTTTGCATAATAAATGTCACCGTCATTTGTGACTATGTTTGCTCCATAGTACCATTCTTTGTCTCCGTTTACATCTGTTCTAACTACACAAATGTTGTTTTTAGGATCAATATCTTTTGGTATTTGGTTTCTGTTTCCTTTTATTAGACCAATCATACTATATCAGAACAATTTGTAGTATTTAAATATTCTGACTATGATTTAGTCTTCTGAATCGAAGATATACTACTAGATAAATTTAACGAATCGGCTTGGTCAAGATCAAAGCCATCTATTAAATTTTCCCCCACTTGAATTATTGTCTTCACGACTGGATAATGCCATTCTATCTGTTTTATAACCAATTCTACGCCATTAGATTGACCTTCTGACACAGTTCTTCTATTTTTTATAGTTACCCTATGATTTTCTCTTATATTATTAGCCAAGAAAGGTAATTCAACTTGATACCTATCGTTTGGAACCTTATTTCTAAGTATAAGTTTTTGCCCAAGTCTTTGAAAATCTTGAAATTTTGTAAGTTGTGGTATAAAATATCTTCTATCATATTTTCCATATGTTGATATTGATGAAGAATCACTGTCCAAAAAATAACTATTAGATGAACCTGATATATCTTCATAATCATATTCTATTTTAATATTAGATTTACTGCCTAGAAATGTTACTTTTCGTTCATCATAATCAACTGAATAATCTGTGTTTTGTACTAATGGCACGTTATTTGCACCGTCATGTGTTATTCTTAGATTCACTGGTGTATGATTAAGTGTGGTTGTTGTACCACTACTGACACTGCTCAAAACACTATAATTATGTTTTAAGAATTGTCTACCTAATAATTCAACTGAATTAACTAAATACGCACTAGACCTTCCTATCTCTAAAATTTTCACACCCCTTCCTTCTTCTCCAAGATTACTCTTATACTCAATATTTGCAAATACACCATCATTTTCTTCTAAAAATAAAACTTTTCTTCCATTAGACCAAAAAGATGCATTAGATAATCCATTTAACACTGCTCTTACATTTGGTAAAAATCCACCCTCTGCAACATATTTTCCTGATAAATTATGTGAATCATACCCAGAACCCACAACAACAGAAAACTCAGAATCAGCTAAAAGTATCAATGACTTCATAATATTATCTGTCGAAGAGTTGGCAGCGTATATGTTTTTCTTAGTACTATCTATGGTTACTCTAGTAATAAAAGAAGAATCATTTGGTGTACTATTATTAAATTGAGATGAGTTGAAAGAATGATTCAAAATAACATCTCCATCACCCTTGCAGCTTAAATTTTTGTATTTTACACTATCTTTCAAAGCAGTTACTTTTCCACTAAATTTCATGGTTGTTGGAGTAGGAGAACTCATTTGATATAAATTCATTTCTTTTGAGTTAAGATAACCACCTGTGTATATCTTAATTTGTGTAGCCAATCCTCTCCATTTATTAGCTGCGTTATTAGAACCATCTCTACCTGCACCTATGAATATATTCTGTGTATTAGCGAGTGTGTGTGGAGGAGTTGGTGTATCTGATGAACCAGAATTTGTTGTATCTAATTCTAATGTATTCAAAGATGTTGAACCATTATACCATGAACCATTTTGTTCATTATCAAATGAAAATCTTATTTTATTATCACCCTCTCTCCATAATCTCAAAGTAAATGTTCTATGTTTTTCTACTTTTGAATACTCTATTCCACCACCAGCTTTCCATTCATGTTTGAATTCTCTTTCTATTGAATTAAAACGGACTCTAGCATAACCTACCCAATATGTGTTAAAACCAACAGTTTTTCTAATTAAACCTATCTCTAACCCATTACCAGATGAATCCATCTTACTAAATAATATAGACTTACTTCCATCAGAATGATCATTTCCTCCAAGTGCTGACGATGCCATACATACAATATCAAATTGTTTAGAAAAGTCAAATTTAGTATTATGAGTGATAGTTGTATAATTATTCTCTGCATATATTATATTATAATTCATAAAACTTCTTGCTTTGGCTTCATTATAACTTGCATCATGTGAATTGTCAAAGCTTATACTATTAACAGTTTTAGTAGCATCTGGGTGTATGACACCATCATATGTATCATTACCGTCTAAATTAAACCCACCTTCATCTCTAGTAGAACCTTGAAAATTGTAAATTGCAGTTAAATGAGTAACATCATTTATATCTTGTATATATCTAACTTTATCATGTTGATTTACTTTTGCACTAGCAGGTAATTTAAACTGTGCAGTATCAACAGTTCTTGTTCCTTCTTTACGAACAACTGCTTCCAATAATTTTACTTCTTCTGTACTACCAGATGACACAGCTATAAGCTTTGCTAATTTCTTACTCATTCTATGGTCACTTCTCTTATTTCTGTTCTTTCACCGTAACCATTATCGTTCTTTGCTCTAACATATACATCCCATACAGTATCAGATAGACCACTTCCAAGTGAAATTTGAACCGAAGTAGAAGAGATATTAGCTTCTTCAAGCCAATTAGTTGTACCCTGCCTTTTATAGAATACCCAATATTTTATAGTTCCCTGACCTGTAGTTCTTGGTGCTGACCAAGATGCATCTAATCTATTAGCAACTGTTGATGTTACAGATATATCTTTTGGTGCTGATGGTGTATCCAATGCATATGCAGTAACTACATTACCTACCATGAATGTCAATGTAGCCCTTAAAGTTGCAGGTTCATTACTTGGTATTCTGAATCCTAATTTAGTTATAGTACCTGCCTTTTTAAAATCAAATGCTGCATTATTAGTTAATATTCCTGTCACTACATCTTCTGCATCAAAACATATTTCAAAACTATCGCTCACTGAAGTTGGAACAAATTTCTCTTGTAAGAAACTTACTTGTTCCCACACTTTTTTAATATCAGCACCCCAACTAAACGAAGGTGTGTTTGCTGCACCCATATTAGATGTCTCTTCTTTAATAAGCCAACTCACAGATACAGTAGAAGAGTTTCCTTCAACTTTTACAATTATTTGTTCTTCATCATCTTCCTCTGGTAAAGGCATTGGAGAAGCAGGTGAATTATAATCTATGCTAATATCATCAAAAACTGGAATTTTATACCAATAAGAAACAATACCACTACTTCCACCTGCATCGTCTAACCTTCTTAAATAAATTGTACCCATTATAATCCCCTTCTAGCGTTAGACCTACCAAGTACTTCAAGAACTTTTCTTTCAAATGTTTGCATTGTGTTTTGGTCAACATCACCATATACATTAATTACTACTGATTTATTATCCGTGTTACTTAATGGAGTTACTGATTCTGCACCTGATTCACCAAACATATATGCCTGACCTGATCTTCCAACTCCCATAATTGGTTCATTAATAATTCCACCTTGAGCATATTTGTTAACACCACCTTTAAACATCTGTTGAGCAAACCAATACATTGCATCTTCTGCATTTTCAAATCTTCCTTCCTTAAGACCTGCCATGGTTTCTGTGGTGTATCTTCCAACTTTCATTAATCCTTCTCTGGTTAACACAGAAGACATTGATGTTGTCCAATCACCTATTTGTTTTGAAATTGTAGTTATTGCTTCACTTGAAGCTTTTGTTGTTGGTGCTTCAGTTAATCGTGTTAATGCTGATGCAGTTGCTTCATATTTTGCAGCTAATAAAGTTCCATTTGCTTGCACTGCTTCTGTGATTTTTGCACCTGCATCTCTTAGTTCAGGTGTTACAACATTTGTATTTAAATCACCTTGAAGTGCAGCTTGTAGATTTGCCATACCTGCAGTATATAATTCATTTGATTTTCCCATCAACATTGCTATTGGACTTGCTGCTGCAAGTAGTTGTACAACACCAGTTACACCTAGTAATATTTTTTCCAAGACTGGTGCAACTATATTTCCTATATAGTCTCCCATCTCTTGCATTATTGGCATATATTCTTGATAGAAAGGAATAATAAATTTCCTAAGTAACATTATCATAATTGGTCTCATTAAGAAACCAAAGAAGTCACCTATCGGTCTCAATATCATCATTATACCAAAGTTAAGTAATTTCAACATTTGTTGGAACATAGGAGATGAATCAATAATTGCTTTCCCTAACATCATTCCACCTGCAGCAGCACCTGCACCCATACCTAGAGCTGCAGCCTTTCCTTGACCTGCAAAGAATTTATTCCATTTAGAGTCTCCTCCAAAATGCTTGTCAAATGTTTTATCTAATCTTTGAAATAATGAATTTGATCTTTTTTGACCAGATAACATATCTTTTTCTTTTAATTCTTCTGATGTTAATGTTTCACCACCAGCTTCTTTATCTTGTAAATCTTTAAGTCTATTAAAGCCCATAAATTTTGTTCCAATAATATTTTGTAAAAATCCCATACCTAATCCCATAGCTCCACCACCAACTCCACCCATATTAGGAATTCTGGTCATGACTTCCAACATTCTTCGTTCTCTCATGAGTTTGTCTTCACGATTCATTCGTTCCGTCATCATTTTTTGGATTATTCGAGCATTTTGTAGTTTAATATTTTCAAAATGCTCTGCTTCTTTCCATGTAAATTCATCTGCTTCTGCCATATAAGTCTCTACCTCATGTTCCTATTTAAATTTACACGTTCTTTGCGTTGTTCCTCACGAAACTCCTCTATGATAGAATTTAGATAAATTGTAGGTTGAGCATCTACTTGTTCTTTTGTCCAACCAAATTCTCTTGCGAAGAAATAGTAGATTGATGAGGTTCGTTTTCCATACCTTCCATTTCGCCTACGAATGTTTCCACCCACTCTTCCATGTATTTCATTAAAGGGTAGGACTTCATGACCTCCACCATGATTGTTTTGGCTTGGCTAATTTTTAAGTTCCTAATAGCTGAAGTATCCTTAATAGGAAATGGAGCTTTTCTAAGAACTGCAGTTAAGATTAACTGCCTATAAAGAGGTATGTTAACCTTCGGTTTTTGAACATCAGATAAATCTAAACATTTATTTAAAATATTTTCAAGCTCACCAAAAGTAATATCATCTTCATATTCTATGGTTTCTTGCTTTCCTTCCCAATCTATATTAAATTCTTTTAGTGCCACAAAAAATAATATCTGTATATCACTTAAAAGCCTTTCTATTCTTCTGCTGTTTGTGTGTTGTAGGCTTTAACTGTAATTGTTTTGGCTTGCCAGTTTATCTCTTCAAATATTGGTTCTACTGGTTCAAATCCTGATATTCCTAAATCACTGATAGAGAGACCAGATAAAGTTATTTCTATTGATTGATCGCTTGGTGTAAAAGTACCATTGCTTGCAATGCTGTCAGTTTTATTGAATATGAGTCTAAATTCTGGTGAACCACCCACTGTTTCACTATATGTGCCTGAACTTGAACCTGCTTTGATTTGTTCTAAAACTTCTTCTAATAATGTTTTGTTTACCCATGCTGCTCTAAATGAACCTGTTATATCTAACACTCTTCTATAAGCATCAACTGCTTGGTGAGAGTTTAAGCCATATAATAATTCTCCATTTTGTGCTAATGCCAAATTCATATCTTGACATTTTGCAACTAAGTTTCCACCTACTCTTAATTCTGCATGTGCAAATGTGTAAGGAAACTCATTAGAAGTTGCAGGTTTGGTTGGTGCTGAACCTAATGATGTACTTGGTGCTGATTCTGAACCATAACTAATATCTGCAGTACATTCAACTAGTCCTCCAACTGATGTTGAAATTGATAAATTATTAACAAGACCACCTTTTACTGTTCTTACCAAGTCAGCAGATGCTCCATCAAATCCTATTTCCATTAATATAGTTCTTGGTTCTTTATTTAAACCACCTGATGCAGGGTATTGGTGTTTTTTCAATGAACCTGATTCGGTTGATGTTGTTGGTGCTCCTAAAATTGCCCCTATAATCCAAGGGTTTGATAAAACGAATGAAACTGAAGCTGAACCTGCCTGTTGACCATAGGCGAATGAATGTAATGTATTTTGGTTCAAACTAGGTAAATTTATTCTATTATTGGTTAATGAGAGACTACTTAATCTGTCTTGAAGACCAAATTTCTTATCTGCTGTGCCACCACTAGCGTATGAAGATTCAAATCCCCACTCTAAATAACCATGTGCACCTGTTCTTACCATATAAAAAGAAACGAGGGATTACTTATAAATATTATGGGTTGATTTTTCTAAATCTCACAGTTATTGTGTGACGAAATATATTCCTATATAAGTCATTAGAATGTGAAGAATTTATGAGCATGAGATCGACATAATTAGTTCCTCTTATATTATTTTTAATAATTGTGAACACTTCATTCACTATATTTGAATTATGGTCTAAATTCTGAAATGTATGAACGTCTAATGTAACATAAATCTCATGAAAAAAATCTTGACCGTATAAACTGAAATATTGTGGATTTTCACTTGTAGGATTGATTAATATGAAATCCCTTCTATCATCTGCAAATCCAGTGGATTTTTCTTCCCAAACAAACGTTATATCAGGAGTGGTTGAAAGAGTCCAATTATCCTGAAGAAGACTCTTAAGGTCATCTGCCGAATCATACATAGTAGAGTTAGTAGTCATACATTTATATCTATATACTCTTTTATTAAGATTGTCTTCTCCTTCGTGTATCAGCACGTTTTAATTTGGCTGCAAGTTCTCTATTAGATTCTCTCCAATCTGCATAATTCTTTGCTCTACTTGACCTCTTACTACGCCCCTTTGTATATTTTTTATATCTCCTTGCTGTAGATATTGGAGTTTTCATACCTGCATTTTGAGATAAAATTCTATTTCCTCTATTACTTTTGGATGTTGATTTTTTATAAACCTTTTCTAAGTTGTTATTTTTAATGAATATCTCATTTGCTATAATAAAGGTTGCTCTATCTATAAAATTAGCTCTTGCTTTGTTTGACTTTAAACTTTGAAATTTTTCAATATTATATTTTTGGTGTCCTTGTTTGGCACCATATATTCCTTTATTAACAAACCAATCTCTTATTTTTACAATATTTGGAAATCTTCCATAATATTCATCCTCAAACGCACCTACACCTTCATCCGTTAATGCATTAACGTCTATTCTTTCAAAATTATACCATACTGTTTCAAGTACGCCTTTCATAATCTCATTGTAAGCTTTTACACTAATCCCACCTTCTCTAAGATATGATCGAAAGTTAGAACCACCCCAAATAATATCTTCATTTCTGTCATCTTCTAACGCCAATAAATCCTTTCCTTTTATAGGAGCGTTCCATAAATATGTGTTTATTTGAAGATGTTTTTTATTTTTATCATATTTATATTCTCTTAACTCTTCTTTAACACCACGCATAACAACCGAATATTGTGGTTTTTTTGTATCTTTGTTAAACTTGCCCTTCATAAATTCATGCACTTGACCTGATTCTGTCATTTCTTTTATGTATTGTTTTTTTAACTCTTTAACATGTGGTGCACCGAGCATATAGTCTTTACCATAAACTCCTTCAAAGTTTGGGTTTGTCCATGCTTGCCACTTTCTTGCAGCTTTGAATTTTCTTTTCTTTTTCAACCATTTTATAAAATCAATTTTAACTGCCATTTGTGCTTCAACCCAATCTTTTCTAACTCTAACTCTCAAACTTTTACTTATTTTATCATAATAAACAAACACAGGTATAAAATCAATATCTGCACTATTTACAAACCTAGTATAAATTTCTTGATTTGCTTTCCTAGCTAATGACTTCATATAATCAGAATAAAGACCTTTTTGAAATTTAGGTATATCCTTCATTTTAAACACTTCTTTTTCTGGAACAAAAGGTATTTGTGATTCATGTGGTCTTTTTGCATATTCTTTTCCACTGATGCCAGCAGAATCAATATAACCGTCTTTATCTTCCATTATGGTAACATGAATATCTCTTGACGATTTTCAATACAGTTTTCAATATCTGCTCTCCATTCTGCTTTTGAAGAAGCTACATCTATTCCATTTGCACCAACTGGTAATACATCCATTCTAAAACTAGAGTTCAATATATCTATTGCAACCAGTTTAATACATGCATCAGCAACATCTAATGGAACTGTAGCAGAACCATAACGGTATGTTACTCTAACTCTGTTTTTTCTAAGAATTGTAAATATATATCCACGGAAAAATAATCTGCCATACACTGGTTCAAAATCCCACCATTGTGAATCTTGTAACACATCAGTATAAGATGAATCAGCACCTTGCCAAACTTCTATCTTATCACCTGCTGAAGAATCAAAATCTTGACACTCTCTATGTTTTAAAAACACTGGAGTACCCCAACCATAAGTATACAATAATGGTAAATCGTGAATTTCTTTTGCTACCTGTTTTGTTCTCCCAAATGTATGCCCAATCCGTCTATCCAACTCTTCTTCTTTTCGGTTGATGATTTTTTCAACCTGTGTTTTATTAGGAGTAGTAGTAGCAGTAATGGGGATTCTGAGAAAATCAGCAACATCTTCCACTGTACAGTATGTTGTAGCCATATACTTATATTAAATGCTAAGTATTTAAATTTGCTACTTAAAAACGATGATATACTCTGCAGAACCTGTGACATCGGCAAAAATACCATTCTCGAATCGTCTATGAATATCTAATACGTTTTGAACTTCTTCACCAAATACGGTAAATTCAACAGCACCTGAACTTGTAGTTCCATTCTTGAGTTGTAATTTTGCTCCAGAACTGCCTTTTTTTGAGACATGTACTGATACTATGACACCATGGTCGCCTTTTATAAGACCGTCAGCGTTTACTGTAGTAACATTGTGGTTGTATTCTACCATATATGTAGTCGTATCTACACACTTATAAACTTTTAGAAAAAAAAGAAGGCTGTTTTAGGACTCTAGTAGCCAAATACTAGAAATTCAAATGTTTTGTTAGCAATAGATGTACTATTTGCTAATTCTGCTAATGCAGCACCTGCTGAACCACCGACAGTAAAGAGTTTGATTTTCTCATTTGCTTTGTCATATTTGACAATATAGTCGGCACTACTGTCTTCAGGAATTACTGCTACTAGGGTTGAGATTCTGCCTTCCTTTAAGTCGGCTGCTACGCCATTAGTTGCGTATGCATCGCTTCCCCCTGCAGTGCATTTGATTTTGTAACATCTTAGTTTTGATGTTAAGGCAGCCTGAAATGATAATGTTTTACCAACATTAGCTGCTGTCCAATCACTTGCTGATGAAGTTATAGCCATATATGCTATAAAATAAGGTGATATATAAAGTATAGTGTTAATTAAGGGTTAAATAAGGTATTAAAAAAGGAAAAAACTTAGCTAAGTTAGCTTAATTAACTTAATTAAGTTCTAGTTTGTATATAGGTTTATCACCTATACGTTTTACAGGTCTACGTTTTTTATTGATTTTACTCATTCTAACCTTATTATTACAACAAGGGCAGCGAAGACCAGATTTAGTAACAAGGTCTTTATTCCAGAAAAAACAAGAACACATCTTACAATAACAATTTCCTAAATATGCTTTTTGTGGATGTATCTTAGCTTTGATATTATTACACCTGTCTTGGCAACCTCTACTTCCCATAATTTGTTTATACTATTCAGTAATATAAGTGTAAAGAAAAAATAAAAAAAGGGAGAATTTTAGTATGACTAAAGTTTAATATCTCTAATCTTACCTTGTGACTTGAAGTGACGACAAACAGTTTCACCCATAGTTCTGTATACACCTTTCTCAACAAATGCGTTGTTAACGAATGGGTATGCAGGGGTTCTTCTAGTTGCTTCGTAGTATTCAGTTGGAATTGCAATTTGAATTCCGATTCTTGGATAACCATATCCTTCTGCATCAGATGTATCTAATGCAAATAGTCTACCGATTTCACTTGAATCAGATGAGTTGCTTGGTGCATCCTTTGATGGGATGAATGGGATTCCGTAAATTGAGTCTACGTGAATTCCGACACCAGTTCCTTTGAATGTTTGGATACCGTTAACGTCAACTTGTACGAGCTGCTCTCCGTATGGGTTTGGAATACGGACAGAAGGCATGTATAGTCCTTGAATCTCACTATATACTTCGTGAGAACCTAGGAAGACGTTTGGATCTTTACCTGCTGCAATACGGATCTTTCTTAAGAAAGTACGTAGTGTATCGTCGGTAAGGACACCATTAGTACCAATAGTACCTGAAGCTGATTCGACAGTACAGTCGAATGTAGTTCCACTATCTCTATCGATAGTAGCGTTTGCTGCCCATGGATCATAATAACCGTTGTGACTTCCACCTAGAGCATCTTCTTCAGCATCACTTGAAATGATTCTGTCGAGAGTCTCAAAGTTGGTAGTACCAGAGTTATTTCCACTAGCACCTGCTGCTTCACTTTCAACGTCAGCTAGTAACATTCTATTTAGGAATTCTTTGTGCTGTACAGCCATGTACAAACGAAGTGAACCTAGTCCACCCCAAATGTCGTCTTTACTGTGGGTTGCCAACCATTCCATAACTTCAGATGCACTGAATGGCAACTGAGCTGTTTTTGGTCTGATGTCAATCTCTTGTAAAGTTGGTTTTACTGTCTCAGCAATGTTTCCTCCTTCTGCTGTACCACCTAGAGTTGTATTACCATTGGTTGTGGTCATAGTTGGTTTAGCCGTAATGGTACGCCAACCAGATTTATCCCATGGAACTTTTGGTAAAATACCAAAAGCATTGGCTTCTAAGTTAAGTTGTGCCCATGCATATGCTCCAAAAATGGCGTTGAAAACACCAGTTGTTGAAGTTGTTACAGGACTGTCAGCTTTTCGAATGAGGTTACGGTTATATCCGTAATAGAGTGCTTCTAGTTCGTCAATAGTTTTGATTTGTACCATTTTAGAACAACCTTTCCTCTTGTGTTGGTGTGTAATAGTCACCTTTTAGAATCTTTTTAGCTACTTGGGATAATCCATCATAGCCACCATCTCTTGCATCTTTCAAAATCATATTCAAGTCAGATTCAGAATCTGATTTGTTTACGCTTTCGATTGCTGCTGATGGTCTAGGTGTATCAGTTGTAAAGTCAAAGTTGACTTTTTCACCTGCTGATGATTTTTCTTGCATAGAAAGTCCATTATCGTCTTTTTCAGGTGATTTCTCACCGTCATTGTTTGTTCTATCAGAATCTAATCCTGTTTGACGAGAATTTGATTGATAGGCATCTGGTACGACAACATCGTCGCCAATGTCTTCGTCATCATCAGTAGCTGGTTTTACATCTAGTTGTGTTTCAGGCTTTTCTTCAAGGGCTTTTGCAAGTCTACCTTCAAGAACAGCTTGAGATTCAGAAAGTGATTTTACGTGCTCGGTCAAAGTAGAAATTGTTTGAAGTAAAGCTTCATCAAATGATTTATTTGATTCTTCAGAAGATGATTCTTCTTTGCTTTCTTCGGATTCTTCTTTTTCCTCAGCATGTTCCTCGTTTTCTTCTTTTCTGAGTTCTTCGAGAGTCATGTTATTAAGAATATTTAAATATGTGCATATATAAAGATTGTGTTAGATTTATATTAGTCTCTATATTCTGGTAATAATGGACTATCTATGTTTCCACCTTCGTGTTTACCTGCTTCGTCAATAAAGTTTCTATATTTTCTATTTTTTGCCCATCTTTCTTCTTGTTTTTTTGTTCCATGTCTTGGTTCTCTTAATGGTTTTTTATATTTTTGATTTTTTGGTGATTCTCCCCAATTTCTAACACCCAATGCTGTCACACCACAATGAGGACATGTTGAAACCCCATGTTTACCAACCTTTGCTATTTCATTTGCTTTCAAACTTATTTCAGAACCACAATTACCACAATGCATTTGAACTTTTGTGTGTTTATACAAGCTTTTCAAAAACATTGTTTTTTCATGTTTTTGTAAACTTTGGTTAATTGTAACTAAATCTCTTGTTTTTTCCTTCTTTTCTTTCTCTTTATCATATTTATCTTCATCTTCTTGGTTTTCTCTATGTCTATGAATCTCATTTGTTTCCTCTTCTTCCATACCACCTTGTTTGATTGTACCATCATAATTTTCTCTTATACCACCAAAATAGTTCTTTTTACGGTCAAAACCTACATCTTGGTTAAACATACTATGTGATTCTCCATCAGAATTCGAATGATCTTTATCAGTTTCATCATCTTCTTCTTTTCTCTTTTTCTCATCTTTTGAATTATAAACTGGGTTATTTACACCTGCATCACTACTCATAACTGTACCACCATCTGCTTCTTTATTCTTTTCTCCTTTTACAAAAGCACCTACAATTCTCTTTGCATTTTCTTCAGGATAACCTTCTTTTACTAAGGCATCAACTTTTGCTTGGAATGTACTATATTTTCCTAAATCTGCTTTTTCAACATCGTCAATAAATGCTCGTAATATTTGGTTTTGTCTAGTATACATATCCTCAAATTCATCTTGATCTTCTGCAAATGAATGTTTTGGATCAAATCTTCTTTTCATAGGAGGTTTTTTTTCTTTCAACCCATCTCTGCCTATTCTCCAAGGTTGTTCTTTATCATGTCTTCTAACTGATTCTATATAGTTTTGATTATCAGTAGAACTACGATGGAGTATTTTTTGTGCTTTTGGAAACTCTTTAGCAGTAAGTGGTTTATCTGTGTTTGTAGCACCTGAATCTTCTATTGGTTTCTCCTTTGATCTACCATCTATATCTTTTTTAATTGGATTACCTTCTTCATCAAACTCATCACTACCTTGTTTTGAAGGTCTAACTGGAACGAATAATTCACCTTTGCCTGCTACACCTTTTTCTTTTTCCCATACTTCTTCGTTTTGGTCTACCTCTGGTACATAGTTACCACTTGATTTTTCGACATAACATCCCATAGAAGTACATTGTATAACCATCTTACCGTCACCTCTTTCTACTCCATTATGGTGTGCTTTTGCGATTTGATTAACATCTGTAATTAAAGCCATAGGTACAGCTGGATCTTTACAAACTGCAACCTCATAGTGTTCTAAATCTTTTAGAGCATAAGCAATAGAACCATCTTTCATTACAATAGGTGCTCTATTTGTTCTGGTTGCACCACCAAACGACAATCCCTTATACTCTTTATTTTTAATCTTATCCCAGATAACATTATCTAGTTGATAGTTTTTGAATATCTTTCCAGTAATTTTAATTGCAGGTAATTCTTCACCTTTGTCGTTTTTTACAACAGTTTTTGCATAATTGATACCTTTTCCTATAATTCTATTAGAGTGTGTATCTGAAATAGGTGCTCCTCTATCCATCCATACTGGTAATACTTTGTATAATTCATCTACTATTGTAATCTCTCCTTGTTTATCCTTCATTTCTACTGTTAAAAGACCTTCAAAATAACGTTCATCAGATTTTACTGGTGACATTGACTTTAATGATGTTTGTAAACCATTAAAGAATACTTTATCTGACATATAGAAAAATCAGTGAAATTACATATAAATATTATGGGAAAAAGGTAGAATGGTTGGGTTATTCACCCAAAACATAGCCATTTACTCTTTCTTTGCTTTGGTTACTGCGAAATCAGCTGCAAAACCAGTGGTCAAACCTATTAAGGCTAAACCAATATCTCCAATGCCTTCAGTTGCGATTGTTTGACCAATAGCAATGGCTGCAAAGGTGGATATGATTAAAGCACCTGCGAATTTCCTTGCAGAGAAAGATTCATCTTGTCTATGTAGGTATCCTCGTAGTGTGTTTAAACCTGCACCAATTACTGCTGCTCCAACAGTTATTAATACTGGATCTACCATAGAAGTATCAGATTAAAGCATGTATATAACCATTACGGATGATTTGTTCATTCACGAATCACTTATCGTCTAAAACTTTACCCACTAGGTCTTCTAAATCTGAATCGGCTTCTTCATGAAGTCTATTAGATTGTCTATCTAGTGCTGTTGCCAAAATAATAAGGGCTTTTCGGAGTTGTTGTATCTCCAAACATAGGTTTTTCTGTGTATTGGAAAGTTTCTTAAAATATGCTAATAATGCACCACCACTTCCCATAACCAATCCTATTACTATTTCTGAGAATAGCTCGTCAATCATTTCGAACATACACCTATTGGGTTTTTTACTTATTTAAAGATTAAATCGGTTCGAGAAATCCTGTGTCTATCATATTAAGGAGTAACTCTGGATCATCTGATAAAAGATAGAATAATTCATCTGACTCTGCATCATATGTTTTACATTCAAATTTACCACATTTATAACATAAACCTATTTTTAAATCACCGTGCTTATATCTATATATTTTAGCACCACAGTTATCACATTCTAAGTTTCTGGGTAAAACTTTTTTATGCAATCCGAACATTCTTGCCATTCACCTTCGTATTTTTTATTACACCTAGCACATCTATCCACAGAAATATGAGAAAGGATTTATTAATAAGTATTACCTAAAAAATCAATGGCATCATCGATATATATTTATGACAGTGTAGATGAGTTTGAACATATTTACAAAGGATATTTAGAAGAACCATTAAGAAAAATTAAAATTAATGACCTTTTTATTCATGAAAAATCAAAAATATGGGTTGTGACAAATACAAATGATTTAAAAGAAAAACCATTGTTACAAAAATCTCTTGTCCATTTTAGAAATGGTAGTGTTGACCAATATGCTACAGATAAGACAAAATTAGTTCTTTATGATAAAATGAAATTTAACAAAAAGAAAATGAGATTAGAATTCTTTCCAAAGTTTCTAAGAAAACCACTTTTGTCTTGGAAAGTAGATAGACATTATAGTGAAAACATACAGCATAAAAACAAGATAATTGATTATGATCACAGATATTATGATTATGAGTTGGATAGACTTAACTTTATCCTAAAACCTGACAAGAGTTAAAAAACCAGTTTGTAAACCAAAACCAACCACCTTCATTACATATCAAAACTTTGCACCACACCCATTACATGTAGAGAATCCTTTTGACTGTCCATCATTTTTACCCCAAGTCCACTTCCATCCTTTAGTAGCCTTGCATTTTGGGCATGGTTGAATACTCATTTTATAACCACTTCTATTTTCATTACTGCAAATGTAATTCCTAACATAATAGGAACTGATATTGCAGGTATAACTATTGCATAAAGTTGTGGATATTTCTTAAAAATCATCTTTTATTACCAAGTCCTTTTGACATAATTATTTTCCAATCTTTACCATGTTTCTTTCTCATACGTTGCCAAAACGGATCAGAACCAAACTGACCACCTTGCTGATTATACTTTTTCATTATTTTTGCAACTCTTTCATGACATCTCTTACATAATCTAACATTAATTTGCTCCATATTAAACTTATATTCTCCACAAAAATAACATAATCCGTAATAAATTGGCTTTACAGATACTAAAAGTGCTTCTCTACCCCTTTTACCTGCACAATCACCACAAATATCAAAAATACCTGCACCTGCTGCATCATTTTTCAAACAACCAAAACAAACTGCTTCTTTGTATGCATTTACATGTGTTTCTTCGTTTTTTTGATGTATTTCCCAGATTTTCTTACCTAGGTCAGTATTTCCTGTATTTACATCTAATTTTGTTGGCATATTAGTGTTCTGAGAGTTTCACTCTTTTTAATGTATCGTCTAAAATGATTCTGATATTATTGCAAGCATAATCACTTAAACCATGTGCTCTACATTCTTTTCTTATTTCATCTAAACATTCATCTATTTCAGAGAAATTTGCATTGTAGACATTAGTTGCTTTTTTTGGAATAGTTTTTTTAACAGTTGTCTTTTCTTTGACTTGTTCCTTTACTACTTTTTTCTTTTTACTTATCATTCTTCATCATCATCTTCTATTTCTTCTTTTTTACTTTTATTTATTGTTTCATCTTCTTCCCATTGTCTCATACCTTCAAATTCAGCCTTTACAATAGCTCTTGCTTGTCTTACAGTCATACCTGCTGCTTTTCTAAGCTCATCTACTGTTTTTGTCTTTTTCCAACCATAATCAAGTGCTGTTTGTAGTGTATTCTTTACAACAGTAAAGTTACTTGGTGTTATTCCATCACCAAAGCCTTTCTGTGACATTGAAGTTCCAGAACCAGTACTTGGTGAACCTTGTGCAATACCACCCAAGTCAGATGGTCTATTTTGTGCAGGTGCACCTTCAAATGATTGTCTATTCTCTAATGGAGCTGCAGTACTTCTTCCTCTACCGTTAACTCCTTGTGCTCCACTCAATCCCATTAAATCTTCAAAGTATTTTGGATCTTGTGAAATATTGTATTTACCATCATGTGTTCTACTAACTTCAAATCCCATTTGTTGTAACATTGCAACATTTTGTATTTCTACACCATCTCTTTGCAAATCTGCAAGTTTATCATTCTCTTCACCTTGTATTAATCTTAAATCCCAGTCATCTATACCCATTATTTCGACAAATTTCTTTAAAAATGACTTAAATAGTATATCTTGCCCCCATTTTACTGCTCTGTTTGTAATTGTAACCTGTAGTCCTTCTTGTGACCAACCACCTACCATTTCTCCATAATAGAGTGGTAAAACACCAAATGCAGCACCAATAATCTGTCTTAACTCTTTTCTTACTTCAATAAACTCTAATTCTTTAAGTGAACCAGTAAAATCAATCCAATTAGCCATGTTTTTACCACCCTTATCTGATTCTACCATAAGTGGGTGTATCATATATGGATCTTCAATGGCTTTTTGTTCTAATGCATCCCAAGACTTTCTGAATGTTTCATAGTTACGAGATGCAATAACAAGTAAACCTCTTGGTGGTCTCATCTTGTCAAAGTATTTTCTAACATATTCATCCATATGTGATAAAGACATTGCTTTTGACCAAATTGCATAGATTGGAGAATAACCATAAATTAATGAAGGTCTATATTTGCCTGCTTTCCAAATAACTTCACCTTCACCATAAATTACTCTTTTTGGGTGTGGTACACCTACAGAATAAACTGAATTAACTTCCATAATTGCTTTTATTCCTTTTGCGTTACATCTGTCACATCTTTCAGTATAAAGTCTTTTATCACGGTGTTCAAATCTAGGACACACCCAAATTTTCTGTCTTTTATCATCATAACCGATTCTACCATCACTATCTGCTATCATAGCAACTTGTGGTGGATCAACTCTCAATAATTCTTTAATTTCGGTCTTTTTATAATCAACTTCACCTGTTAAATCATCAATCCAGTAATTCTTTAGTAAAAGTAAATATGCATTGTCAGCAATTTCTAAATCACGTTCTAATTGTCTTGCAACGTCTTCAAGTGTTTGGTTGTTACCATTTACAGAAGTAGACATTAATTTTTCAATGGTTTTTCTGTGTTCTGGTACAGGAATTCTTAAATCTGTACTTAAACAAGAATCACATTGTACTTTTGCTACTTTTTTCTTAACATCACTTTCATCTACCTTTCCATGTGGTGCATATTGGAATTCTTTTGAACAGTTATTACATTTGTATTTGAATCTTTCAACTATCTCAAAACCATTCTTAAACATTTCACGATTAATGGTTTCAATAGGTATTCTTAATGCATCTATGTTTTCTGCTAACTCATAGATCATTATAAGTGGAAATGGAAAAATTGGTAATTTAGCACCTGTATCAGTACTCATGTATGGTTGTGCAATAGAAGGTCTAGTAGTAGTCTCTGTAAATGATTTATTACTGAGTCTAAATGCACCTTTAATAGTGTCTACTAATCCCATACTTAAATTCTATATGAGTAACTTATAAACTTTGTCAAGAAATGTCAAATTTTGTCCAAATCACCATCAACAGGACATCTAATATCTCTTCCTATATCTTGGTTACATGAACATTTATTTGATTTTTTATCATGTGTGTGTGGTTTATCTCCACCTTTATGTGAATGTTTAGTGCCATCTTCGTGTTCGTGTTCTTCTATCTCAAACTCTGGTTCGTTTTTTACCATAAAAATCATTATATAACCCTAGTTATAAAGATTATTAGTCTAGTGGTGTGAGCATGCATACCTTATCGACCTATCATGTTCATTCATGCGATTTGGTTATCAAAGGCGATAAGGAGGACTGTTGTTGCGAGACAGCTAGACCATTACTTTAAATAACATGGTTTTTTAGTATAAGTATGGTAGAATTCGAAGTAGATGACTTTACCGTGTTAATGAGATGGTTTGAATTAGCATTTGCTAACAAAGATCCTGAAAAACTTCCTATGAAAGATAGAAAGGTGTTTTGGAAACTCACATTCTTATGTGAAGATAAGATAAGAGAAGAAAGACAGATTTTAGGTAAAGATGAAGATACTTATAAGCCTTAAGAAACATTTATATTTACTATAAGGTTAAACAATTTGTTGCTTGTCAGGGATTACCTACACAATTAGGTAGCCCTCTTAAAGCAACACTTTACTTATATTTATGAAAACAATAATAATAAACATGTTACGATACTTTGTATTTTTTATAGGGTTGTTTCTTACATTTACACTACTGTTTGCACCAATAGGAATACCATTAATGATACTTTCTTGGAAATGGCACTGGGTAGAATATAAGAGAATAAAACGATATGATAAAGAGTTATTAGAGCAGTTTAGATAATCTAGGTCTTCTACTTATTCTTACTTTTAAAATATTACCACAACAAGGACATCTTATACCAACTTCTTTTTTTAACCATGCAGAACATATTCTACAGTACGATCTAGTATCATAAGGATTACCAAACGGTCTACTAGTACCTATCATATCACATTTACCTTTACATAATCTTACCATTCAATGTATAATACATGCCTATAATAAAAACCTATGCTTTTTTGTTTTTTGAGATACATATATATAGAACATATATGTCTATAAAGTAATGAAAAGTGTAATAACAACTTTAGCCGTATTTGCAGTGTTTGCAACATTCATTGCATATGCAAACGCAGAAGGTGCACCAAACAGTGTAGAAGTAACAAGTTTCCCATTTGACTTATCAGTTATGGAAGATGGGCACATTACTTTCAACAATCTTGACGGTTCAGCACCAATGAACTTTGTTGCATATGGATGGTTTGAAGGCACAGTAGCCGTAGGCGAAGTTTTAGTAATTCAACTTCCAACGGAAAACTGTGGCAATACATGCTACATTGCAGAAGACTATTACATCAAAGACTTGAATACTGGGGAACATTCAATTCTACACATATTAGCACCATATGTAGCACCAGAACCAGAACCAGTGCAACAACCTGTTCAACAACAAGTGCAAGATCCTATCTATCAGGTAGAACTTGTAACGGTTGACGACAGCGAGTTTCAACAACAACTTGTCGACTTGACGAATTCGCTAAATTCATCTCTCGAAACAATAGCGATGCAACGAGAGCAAATCGAGGGGTTGGAGTCTAACGTACAGTCACTAACGGCACAAGTAATTGCCCTAAACGCCACAAGCGTAGCGAGCGACGAAAGCGTTGCAAAGATTTTCGAATTGGAAGGTCAAATCGAGACTTTGCAATTAAACGCCACTTCATGGAGTTCGGAAAGATTTAGCCTTGAAGGTCAGGTAAATTCGGCTAACGCTGAATTGGCTTCAACACAAGTTGAATTGAGTTCAACTCAACTTGAATTGGCTAACATGACATCTGAGCGAGATGAGTGGAAAACGCTAGCCCATAGTTGGTATGCAGTTGCAATGGAGCAACTGAGGGTAATGGTTGAAGTCTTAGGACTTTAACCTTTCCTTTTTTATTTTTAATAAAGATTTATATAAGGGTTGCACCATATGATATACATGTTAGGAAACAAACAATTAGAGAAATTGACATGCGTGGCATGTACTGAACCATTTGGGGAACATTCAAAGAGACAACTTATAAGGTGTTTATTTAGAGTGCAAGGCACAATGATTTCAGATACAAAACCTGCTATGGGTAATGAGTTAGACAAATATGATTCAAGCAAAGCAGAATGTACGTGTAACGACAATTCATGTGATACACATGAACTTGAAGCACATGTTCTATCTGATGCTGATATTGCTGATGGTAGGCGTGAAGGACATATAAAAGAAACGCATTTAGATTATCTAATAGAGGATCAATAATGAAATTAAAATGTACTAGCTGCGTTAATGCAGCATGTGATAAACACTGTAGATGTTCTTGCCATAATGAAGACTTTAGAAGGACAAGATAATATGAAAGATAATGTATTTGTATCTCTTGTGTGTAAACAGTGTAATCACCCCTCTTTATATATAAAGACACAAAATAATAACAACCGTAAATATTGTTCTAAGGAATGTCAAGTTAAATATTATAGAACGTCGTAAGCCTTATATATGTTGTATATTAATATATAGTATGCCTTGGGAAATGTATCCTGATGACGAACCTTTAAGAAAAAAGCACCTCGAAGACTTTGAACGAGTTTATGAACGTGTGAGTAAAGAACCTACCACCCCTGAGAATACATACAGGCTTAAGATTATAAAGGAATGTATTGACAGATGTTCAGATTAAAATTTTGGCAAAAAAAGCACCGATTACGTACTACTGGATTATGTAGTAATTGTCTCTCCTCGAACTCCTATATAAAGGATACTAGGAAGATATTATGTCCTAATTGTATTTAAATAGGGTTCTAATTTGTATCTAATTTTTTCCGAATCGTAGCCACCGATTTTCCAAAAACCGTTTTTTTTCCATGCGTACCTGACTCACTATCTCAGGCACGGTACACTGTGGAATTGCTCATGAACCGTTAAATGAAATGGGATGGTAGGTATGGTGTAAGACACCCACCCCTCAGGGGGCAGGTCTCTGAACGTACAGTGGTTCGGATTTCTACGAGGTCGTAGATTGAGTTATGCCTAAACATAACTAAGTTTACTTCCAGTTTGCTAAAGAATGAAGAATAACCATCGCCTTGAGCGTGCTCTATCTGTACTAGTGAATGTTAGGATTTACAAAATATGAGGTCGGTCATAGTTTTAGTGCTAGCTATGATTTCAGGGTTTAAACACCTTAGACTGATTCAACGGCAATAGCCACAGGCACACATACAACACAGTAGGTAGGAAAGGCTAGCAATAGCTATAACTGTCTACTGGAACAGAGATACGGATTGGGTATGGCGACGGTAGAAATACGACTGTCATACCCTACCCCTTATTTTTTATGATTAACCGTCACGTAAGACGTAAAAACGCTTGTATTCAGAAAAATCTGAGCAAGGCTTATATACGTATGGGGCAGGTAGTGTGAACTACTTGCCCCTAATCAAAAATGTGACATATAAAACATTAAGATGAACAAACAACAAGCAAGAAGGGTACGTAATATAGTGCATATTGTTAATATTACAGTATGTTCTACAGCAATATCCGTTTTGTTAATATTACAATGAGTAATTTATGTGATTGTGGCTACTGTAAGAGGTATTCACAGTGGTATAAATATCGTTGCGAGCATGGCTTTTGGTCAGTGCTTCGTGATGATAATGCAAACCGTAGGTTAGATGCTTCTAACCAATATCTTCCCATCAAGGCTACAGATAGGTAGCCTATTTTTTAATGAACTTATTAACGCAAGTTAATGATTTCGAGCAGGATTACGTAAGACAATCTATATTGGCTTGGCGTAATAATGATGACGAGCTTCCTAGGCTTGGCTATTATCGACCAAAGATAATGAGTCAATTAGGTCTAAGATACTTTGAAATGCCACATGAAAACCCATATCTACAGTCAGTAGTGTTTAAACCTACTAAACGGTATGATACTTGGGGTATTCTATTCATGGGTAATAAAAAGTTAAGGAAGATTGTCAGAGTCATGCAACATGAGACAGGCACGTTTAGACGACTGTTAAATATTGACTATTGGGATGACGACTATCTATTTAGTGGTTCACCTGATAGAGATACGTTTAGAAGTCATCTTAATTGGGCAGGTCACAAATCATTTATAAAACATGGTTGGGTGTTCATAAACCCACGTAAACCATTCTCGCAAGAGATGATAGATGAATTTGTTAATAATTGCTTGACTAGTATGTCAGAAGTATGTCATCAGTGGTACGCAAGACAAAGTTATAACATTCAAGAGCAGTTTAAACTCTTTGATGAAATAGCTAAACGAGTACGTGCTGATAGAAGTTTCTGGTCAGAGATATACTATGATGCCGAACAATCATTAGATACTCTCGATACTGATGCACCTGCTAGAAGGATTAGATAGATTATAATTATGACAACAAACAAAAACTTCGTAAACCTCATGGGTTCAGAAGCTGAAGGTTACTTCGCTCACCCAGATGATAGACATATTCACGACGGTTCTGTCGGTACAGGCAGAGCACGAGAACGTGAAGAGTGCTATTGTTTTGACGAATGCCAATGTGACGAATGTATGCAATGTACTGAGTGTGGATACAGTGCCGACGACTGTTCTTGTTGGGAATGTATGCTATGCTCTGTTTGTTATGAACACGTTGAAGAATGTGGTTGTAACCAACACCGAGAAGATTGCATAAATGAAACAGATGAAGGCAAAGTGTGTAGTGAAGAGCAACCTTGTGAAACGTGTCACGAGAACTGGATGGATATAAACAGCACTTACGATTGTGCTGAGTGTGACCATTTAGACCAAAGATGTAACCGTGAATGTGGATGTTACTGTAACTGTGAAGAGGAAAGTGGTATGGATGGTGAACTTCCAAGCCCTGCTATGACAATGCCTGAGTTGATGAGTTATCAGCACCAATCTGGTAATTATCCAACTTATGTAAATCATACTTGTGGCTTTCATGTTCACGCATCACTGATTAACCGACGACTTATGTCAGTGTTAATGGATAGACATTTCCATGACTATCTAAAGATACAAGCAAAAGTGTGGGGTAAGAACATGCGTTGCAAGAACGAACAGTTTTGGCAACGTATTGATGGTGAGAATACATTCTGTCACGATTACTACAGAGGATTCGAACAGATAATGGCAACGGAACACTATCATGATGATAGATATACCTTTGTTAATTACTGCTACAATCTTCATAAAACAGTTGAGATAAGAGTAGCACCTGCTTTCAAGCAGAGCAAGATGGCTTCACTCTGGATTAAATTCGTTTACGATACTATCAACAAGTTCTTGAGTTCTATGGAAACCTCATTGGTTTCTTATACTAACGCACAAGAGTTTGTTAATAGATATTAAATAAAACATACAACTACAAAGGAGGTGGTATCATGTGTGTGATAATTTGCACAGAAGATGGTAAGTACCCTACCTTAGAGACACTGAAAAGTGCTGAATCTCTCAACAGTCATGGTGGTTCAATCGCATGGTTGAACAAGAACGGAACACGTTCTTACCATAAAGGCATCAAGGCTAAGAAGATTTACAGTATCATTCAGAAGACTCTTAAACCTAAGGGTATAACCACTGCTATCATTCACTTTAGGATAGCAAGTGTTGGTGATGTTCAGAAGGAACTATGCCATCCTTTCCAAGTTAAGGACAACAGTCCTTTAGACTTGAAGGGTGAGAACTTAAAGTGTGACCTACTATTCCATAACGGAACATGGTCAGATTATGCAGAGACTATCATAGAATACTGTGAGAAGTCAAAGAAACCAGTCAAACTACCAACTGGTGCATACAGTGACAGCAGGGTAATGGCTATCCTTGCTAGCAGAATGGGTAGTGTTGGTAAATTAGCTAAGGTAGTTACAGGTTGGAACAAACTTGCAATACTAACAAGCAAAGGTATCAAGAAGTATGGTAGTGGTTGGATTAACCACGAAGGTAATGCATGTAGTAATGATTACTTCATACCAAAGTCATTCAATGACTTTGAACAATCTATTGGTGGTGGTTATTTTAGTGCCACTAATAGAAGAGGTGGCATACAATATAAATCAGAGACAGAAGTCAATGATGATTTAGATGCTGAACTTGAAGGCATGACAGCTGAAGAGAAAGCATTGTTCTATGATATTAAGAGAGACTATGCTTTTAGTAATGAAGAGATACTAGACTATCTAAGTTATGGTTATAGTATCTATGATGTTGAATACTTCGCAGAGAATGAAGCAAGACATCTAAAGAATCAGATGACTGAAGGACAAGATGAGTTAGATGAACAAACTAAACTCTTCTTTGATTTGAATAAAGGTTAGACAGATAACAGTAGCAGTAGGGCTAAGCAGATGACCTAACTACTTAATACAATTTAGAATTGTCAATGCTACAATATTATGATGAACGTATTTATAATGCGATGGCTATCATTCCACGCACCAACACCAATCTTTCGTGTGTTAATGGATATTAAAATATTCATTGATGATATGTTTGGTGGTAGGTGGATACCATACACATTCAAGTGTATGACACAGTATCCTAAACATGATAGACATACATACAAGTATGAATTGTTAGACAATCCACAGCTAGCGTTAGCTATGGAAGGTTAAACCCATACGTATAACTCTCTGCTACTAACTTCCCCTCAACAGTTGTACACGAGGGGGGGCAGAGTAGAGACTTTTTTCTAAAGAGAGTTAGGCATGCTATATTAGAATTAATATTATGATGAACACTATAACAAAATGTAATCTATGTGGTCAAGAGTTCTTTTTAGATGATGACCTATTAACTGAACGTAAGAAACGTCATGAAGAGAGACATGATGCTACGAAGTATCGTACTGGAGCAAACATTATACGTGGCGAGGTTAAATGGTTATTACAATGAAAGAAAAACTTACTGATAGATTACATGTAATATATCAAGAAATGGTAGAGTTGGGTTTAATAAAAGATAATCCTGAAGTACCAAATGCTTACAGCTTATCAAGAAAATTGACTAACCTATTCTATCCAAAACCGATAGAAGAGATTGATATGCTTGATATAATCATTGCAGTAGAGAAATTTAACATTAATGACATTGAAGCAGTAGCAGAATACTCAGCAGTAATTGCAACTGTTATAGATATTGTGAAAGAAAGGCGTAGCGAACGCTAATTACAGTTATTTCATAACACATGGAGGTGATTATATGGAAGACATAAACTATGACTCTATGTCAAGAACATGGAGAGAATGTAGATTCAGTATAGATGAGATTGGAGAGTCACTTCAATATCATAAAGATATGAGTCTCGAAGATATGACAGCAAAAGTCATAAAAATACAAGCAGGTCTAACCCTTTTACTTGAAATGAAGACCTTAGGTGGTGACAAACAATGACCAGTAAAGAGGAATTAAGAGATATAAACCCCTATGGGCATTTAACAGTTGAAATAATTCAACAACGACTTCATGACGAAATACGTGCCATTCGAAGGTGGTTAGAGAAAGAGAACAAAATGCCAGTTAGAGCACATGATCTTAAACTAATCTATGATAGAATGTTTGAACTTGAAGTCCGTTTGGATATTCTATATGAGTTAGCATCACATGACCTATGGTTAGAATGTGAAAAACACAGCCCACACACCCGTCTTTCCAGTGTACTTAAACCAGAGGAGGAATCGAAATGATATATGATAGAGATACTTGGTGGCAAGTAACTGTTGGAGGAAGAGGTACTGGACAAATTATATGCTTCAAAACCAAACAACAGGCAATAGAAGAAAGACAATTCTGGATTGAACTATATGGTGGTGTTGTTAAGACAACTAAAGTATCACGATATAGTGACAGTACATATACTAAAGGTGTAGGTAAAGTCAGGCAAGGAAGACGTAGAAAAACAGAAGGAACAGGTTTACAAAAACGCTTTTCTACCTCATGTCTAGGTCACTATTCAGAAGATGCTATCGGTGATAGAGTATATGGTGATAGATTCATACAATTCTTGGAGAGAATTAAAAAATGAAATCAGAATGGTTAGAAGACTATGGTAATATTATATCTCTTGCAAACTTTCTTGTAGAAGTTAAAGGTTTTAACATAGAAAACCTATTATATTTTATAGAAAAACCATACAAATTTGATGATGAATATAAAGAGATGATATACTATCGTGAAAATGAAATATATCCTTATGGGGATAAACAATTAGAGGATGAATTAAAATGAACAACGAAAAACATATTTCATTTGTGTCACTAAGAAAAGCAGAAACAACAGTAGGTGACTACTGGATAAGTACTGTATTCATTCAACCAGAAGCATGTTATGATGGTAATCCATTTGAAACTATGATTCTTAATAAGAAAACAGATGAATGGCTTGACTATCAAGAAAGATGTGTAAGTGATTGGAAAACACAACACGAAGATGCAGTTGAATTTGTAAAAAAATTATAACACCGTTTAGAAAATGAGCTAAGATTTATAAATGTCGGAGTGCATATAATAGTATGAATAAAACTTGTAAACACAAAGGAGGTGGTAGCATGAGTTTTAGAGAACAAACAATAAAGAACGTTGATTCTTTTGGAGGTCTAGTCGTTTGGACTGTACCAAAGATAGGAGTCAATAGGAATGTTGCATATGAAGGTGCAAGAGCAGAGATATTTTTAACACCAGAAGGTCTTAATTTTTATCTCAATGAGAGAAAAATGATTGTTAAAGTTGGAGACGATGAACAATCAAAATTGTATAAACCTGTCAGTGATGTATTATGGACAGAAGAAATGCAAAAAGTAGAAAAGGAAGTGTTTGCCAATGAGTAAACAACAAGAAAGAAAAGCAGAAAAAGTATTGGATAAGATAACACAAGTTGAAGATAACACTTGGATTCTTCCATCAGCTTCTGATGAGACCAAGATGCATACAGTCACTAAGAGTACAGATGAGTATGAATGTGATTGTGTTGGTTATCAATTCACTTTGAATTGTTATCATATAATCGCAGTAAAAATGTCTAATAACGAGGAGGTGATGTAGACATGACTAAAAAATACGAAGGAATATCTATCTCAGATAGACAGCGTAGAAAGTTCCAAGCAGAACTTAGACGTATGCAGTGGATGTGGATACCACAATCTAGGATGAAAGATAGAGAGCTAGAGTTCTTAAAGAATGAGGACTTGGCACAACAGATAAAAATCCACAGTGATTTATGGGCAGAATACCCAAACAAACCACAAGTACCAAAGGTATGTGCTACATGTAAAAAGCAGGTAGGTAAGTATGAGTATCCATTGGTAGCAACACCACAGTCAAAGTACATATCAGATATTAAAATCTGGTACAATGATGAGTGTAAACTATGCCTTACAGGGGATGATGGATATGGAACTTAATGAGAAAGAGAGGATGCTAGTACACCTAGCTATAAACTCTGTCATTTCTGGTGGTAATGCAGATGAAATGATGAGAACTATATACCATGTCAGAAAACATAGGTGTAGACATATGGAAGATGAGGAAGTAAAGGAATTAATACGTGCCATATTCAACGAAGTAACATTGTCAAAAGCAATGTGGGAAGAACCATAATGAACGTACAATTACCTAGATGCCCTGAATGTAATCATAAGTGTCAGCTTTCTACAACATATGGTTTCTTCAAATGTGTTAACACAAACTGCATGAAGTATCAAAACAATATGGTTGATGACTTGAAACTATATGAAATGATTCATGAACAGTGGTCAACACCAGAAGGAAAGGTACATCACAGAAAAGGAAAAAGGTTTGGTAGAAGATGATTTGTAAAGTAAAAGGTTGTGGTAAAGACACAGAGTATGACGTTGACAAATGGTGTAAAGAACATGGAAGAGGTATGTGTCACGATTGTGAAGTACCTATGTATGTTCAAAGAGATTACTATGAAGATGGTGATTACCATGAATACTATGTATGTCACGAATGTGGGGCTGATTACGGATGAATTACATATTACAATCATATATTTATATGATAGGAGAGATGAAAAATGACTGACAAACAAGAATTCATTGAGTCTATAAAGACCAATGAAAAAACTGATACACCTAGAGTGTACAAAGTTCCAACTGCAGAAATTGACTTCGATAATTATCTTCCTCGAAAGTGGGGAGTTGATTATGTACAACTTACTGATGAAGCAGATGAGCTTGAACATGTCATCTTAAAAGGTGGCAACTATCTCATTGAAGGTGACAAAGGATTAGGAAAGACACAACTTGTTCACAACATCTGTGTGAAACATAACATTCCAATCATCTCACTTAATTGTTCAGAAGGAACAAGAATAGGTGACTTGATAGGAAGACCACAGATAAATGAATTTGGTTCGTACTTCCAACTTGGAGTATTGCCTACTGCTATTGAAGTAGTAAGGAAATTCAAGAGAGGGGTATTGTATCTTGACGAGTTCAATGCCATGACACATGAGATGCAAAAGGCAACAAACCCTGTCACTGATGATAGGAAAGCTATTGTTGCAAACGGTAAACTGTATAGTTTGCCTGAAGATTGCAGGTTATCTGTAATCGCTACTATGAACCCCAGTACTTATGCAGGTGTGAACACACTTACAGAAGATGCACAGAGTAGATTCATTGGAGCAATTTGGGAATACCCAAACAGCGACAACTTGAAACGTATAGTTTCATGGGATGGTGTACCACAGGAAACTGTTGTAGAACCAATGCTGACATTAACTCAGAACATACATAATCTGAGAATTAATTCAGATGTTGACTACTCTTTGTCACCAAGAGACTTGGTACAGTTCGCAGATTGTTACCGAATGTGGTCACAGTCCGAGTTGAACAAACCTCTTGAACGCAGTATAAAAAATGCTGTACTATCAAAGTTTAGTGAACCTGCACAACGAGAGTTGGTTAAGAAACAAATCAACGAGATATTTGGGGTGACAATGTAGATGGTAAAGTTCAATGACGTAAGTCTTGACACTACCGACTACTTGTCGGAACAGGATTATGACAGAAAGAAAGCAGGTATAGTAAGCCAACTAAAGAACGTACCTATTACTGTTGAATACAGAAAGGGTGTGAATATATGTTGGAAGACTAAGAAAGGATTCACGATAGAGAAATCCAAGCCAAAACTCAAAGGTATAGATGGCAACTCTGCCATAAACCACGAGCTGGCACATATTCTCTTTGACTCTTTTGATGACAGAGCAATGAAAACATTGGAGCGATGGGCATTGAAATGGTCAGATGTTGGACAAAAGGACAAGGATTACGAGATAGCATATAAGATATACCAAGAAGCAATGAATGTTATTGAAGACCAAAGAATAGAATCATTGTGGGGTAGAATATATCTAGGTAATGTCCGAGACTTTATCAAAGTGAGAAAGAATTTGGGTAAAGAACTAGATTATATTGACCACCCATCATTGGTACTACTAGCTGAAAGATTCTTTAGAACTGATTATGTTGAGAAATCAAAGTATGGTTTTCTCTCAAAATATCTTCATGACGTAGAGCATAAGGATATTAAAGCAACAATGGTTGTGTTGAGAAAAATAAAACCATATCTTGATGAGAAGATAGATGAAACTCTTAAGAAAATGAAGCAACGTGATGAAGCAATGAAGAAATGCAAAGCATTGAATGATGAATACCTATCTGATAGGAATTCTACTGCTGAGCAAAGAGCAGAGAAACTTAAGAAACATGCTGAAGCCAAAGAAGAAGTTTACCAAACTGATAGAGAAATCAGAAAGGAAACATTCAGAGATGTTAATAGGAATGATAACTTTCTACAAGAAGATGGACATGGTAGTGCAAGAGATGCTGAGAGACTTAAAGATGTCAAGGACTACACTGATTTAGAACTCGGTGCAAACCCTGATGATGTTAAAGGTTACGAAGCTGAATTGGCAGATTCAGAAGACAGAGCAAATGCAAAAGTTTCTGCAATAAGAGAGGACATGCAAGGTTCTGATGCAATACCAGTAGCCCCAGTTTTTGTAAGAGAGAAACCTATTAAACGTGACGACTCTGCAAGAGCACCAATGATTGACCAGAGAGTTGTTAAAGAAATCTCACACATACTTCGTATGTTTAAAGAGAGGACTAAACGACAACTGGCTGAAGAGGGAAGTGAGGTAGACATAGAAGGATACATAAACATGAAGGCTAATGGTTATGGTGAATCTTTTGTAAAAGATGTAGCCGATAATGGATTGTCAATATGTTTAAGTGTTGATGCTTCTGGAAGTATGGTTAGACATAATGATATTGTCAAACAACTTGTTGCAACTTTGTGGGAAGCTACAAAGGGAACAAACAACATAGACATAAAATGTATCACATGGTCATCTGACAGAAAAGGAAACATGAGAATACAGAGATACAATAACATGGAAGATATAAAGTATCTCGACAAACAAGATGGTGGATATACCCCAACACACTTTGGTATTGAGATGGGTTCTCAAGAATTATCAAAGATGAAAGGTCGTAGGAAACTATTGATTGTTATCACTGATGGCTTCCCAAACTACAAGAAGAATGGTGTAAGAATAAGAAGAGATGTAACTGCAAAAGAAACAATCAAATCTTATAAAAAATCATTAAAGGTCACACCTAACATAGCAGTGGTTGGTGTCGGTGATGTGTATGGAGATTGGACAATGCAAGAAATGTTCAAGAGATATACAAGATGTAGAACTATGAGAGATGTCAGTAAATATGTTACTGGTACACTCAAGAAAGAAATTATTAGAGTAATGAAAAGATAGTATCATTACAATCCGTATCTCACGTTGTATGTGTGTGGGCTATTGCCCATAAAATCTGTACACAACTTTTTTTCAAAAATAGGGTTTTTTTTAAGCGAAATCCTTAAATTAGGTTGTATATAACATTCAATATGATTTGTCATATCTGTTTATCAGAAGAAAATGTTAAAAAATTCGATAAATTAGACTTATGTGAAAGATGTCATCAAATAGTATCAGAAAGGGTTAAAAATGACTAAAATATTCACTTATGGTTCTCTATTAGATGATGATATTAGAGAAAAAGTACTTGGAAGGTTTATAGATGGAAAATCAACAGTTTTATTAGGTTATGAAAAAATACCACATAGTCATTTCTATATTTATCCTACAATAAGAAGAAATATGTCAAAAAAAGTTGAAGGTAAGATTTTTGATGTTAGTGCATTAGACTTAGAAAGATTAGACAGATATGAAACACAATTATACAAAAAAATACCAGTAATAGTTTCTACTGGTGAAGAAGTACTAACTTATATTGAAAATTCAAGCTAAAGAATCTTCAGCCCATGCCATTTGATAAATTAATTTTTCTTCTTGGTCATCATCCAATGTTTCATCAAAATCTGCAATACATTTATGAACAAACTCATGTTGAATAGTTGACATAATATCATCTAACGTTTCATGGTTTTTTAGATATACTATTATTCTTCCAGTTTCTTCATAGAATATGCCCCTATTATCATCATCATATCCATTTATCCTTAAGTCCATTGTAACCATTTTTCTCTCCTAATTTTAGATATATTTAATAACACATATTAATTTTATTATTTATGGGCTTCCTAGATTGGTATGAAAGGCATATAACAGAAAGTATGCTAGTCACGGCTATCATATTATACCTTCAAATTCCTCACACTATAACTGCAGCAGAGTGCTTTTTTGGAGACCATAATAATACCTTTTTATTTGGTAAGCATATTATCTTAGACTTTTTATTATATGGGGTAGATTTATTAGAAATGATACCAATCATAGCAGTTACATTAGGCATTATAGCAACAATAAGGCATAAGTTTAAATAGATATATAACTGAATTATAATATGTCCGAAGAAGAATCATTTAAACCTGATTGGGATAAAATAAAGACCGTATCAGATAAAATGGAAAAAATAATAGACGAAGGTATTCAAGACAAGATGAATTTCATAGAGCTTGATTTTTCTCTCTACTTAGTGAAAGAAAAAATAAATCAAGAGAAATATAGAGTTTTAAACAAAGTAGAAGAAAGTGAAGATAAGGAAACTCATAATATGTATGGTTAGTTTAAAATTTTAGGTCTATCTTTACCAAAACGACTTCTTCTTTTACCCCTTAATTGCCAATGACAACAAGGACATTTTATACCATCACATACGAGAAAAATTTGACAATTACCACAGTATCTACTACCGTCTTTATACCTAAATTTTCCTTTATATTTATGACAAATATTTTTACAGCTCAATGTATACCCTCATGATTTAATGCTTCAAGCAATTCTCTCATAGCATCTTTATTTGAATTCTCTTTCATTATATTTGGACAATTATAATGTTGAATGTCTATTACTCTAAGTCCGTTCCATTCTAATGTTTTTTTCTGTACTAAATCTCTCTGTGCAGTAATTCTTCCACTATGATGTGGATCTTGCACCCTAATTGCCAAAATTGGATCAGTATACACTACAATATCTATTGTTTCTTTCTCCTGTCTTTCTGATACAGTGTCAGCCCATTCTTCTGTTAATAAATCTATGAATTTCACCTGAGTTTTTAATTCTTTATCTGGAAATAGAGTTACAAGCATCTCAAAAACAGAATACTCTCCTTTTCCTATAATATTTCCTTCTGAATCCTTTATCATAAGATAGTTATATTGTACCTTCTTATAAATCTATTTGTATTCACGAGAAAACACATTCCACTTATTTTTTTCGCCTTTAACGTTAAGTGAAAGTACAATTATATTCTTATGTTCTTTTACAAAGTCTTCAAGTGGTTTTGCTTTTGCCCATGCGTTTGTTTTAATTTGTAACATAACAATATTATAATCTTCATCAAAACATACACCGTCAAAAAGATTCCATAAATCAAGTGCTCTATACCATTCGCCCCTAGTATATACTAAGTCTTGCCTTCTTGTATGAGGTTTCAACCAGATTTCATCGTAACCATTTTTTAGTAACCACATTACAGCTTTTCGATTAGAGTATCTCATCCTTTGACGAGGGTTCATTAATCTTCTACGTCTTCTATTCCTTTTATAGTTAATGTGTAACTAGCATCTTTCATCTCATGTTCTGGACTATCTACCATCCTTGCTATTCTTTTCTTACCTGATTTCTTAAAGTAAACCCTGTAAGTTGAAGCATGTGCAACAATATTTCCACCAATAGGCTTAACAGGATCTCCAAACATAATAGCTGGATCACTTTGAACTTGGTTAGTAAACACAACAACACATTTAAAGTAAAACGATATGTTTTTTAGATGTGTCATCAACCTTGCTAATTGATTTTGTCTTTCTGCTAACGTACCTCTTCCCAAATATTCTTCACGGAATTGTCCTATAGAACCATCCAAGACAAGTAGTTTTGGTTTATCTTCCATCATTATTTCTGATAATGAATCAACAGTTCCCATTAGTTGTTCAGAGTTTGGTGCATAGAAATACTTTATATTGTCAAGTTTTTCCATGACATCTTCTTCAGTTGCTAACTCTCTAGCAACCATAATTTCTGCCAATCTTCTTGGTCTAAATGTATCTTCACAATCTATCCAAATTACTTTACCATCATTTGCAAGTATCTCTGCAGATAAAGACAAGCAGAATTGTGTTTTGCCACATCCGAACTCACCGTATACCTCATAAACTGATTCTGGTGTTAGCCCACCACTGAATAGGTTGTCAACTTCAGTACATTTTGTTTCTAACCTTGGTTGATTTTCCTGATAAGAAAGTAATTCTGAAACACTCATGTCAGATTTTCTAATCATATCATTATCTTCTAGTAGTTTTTGTGAATTAAACACCCATGAGTTAGCCTTTGATTTATCAACACCTGTTATTTCTGCCACTTCTTTTCCACCACGGACACATATATCAATGATGTTTCTAATACCAAATGACTCTAGTTTCTTCTTGGTTACTGCACCAACACCATCTAATTGATCAACAGTTAAATCAATAGAAGTTGCTGTAGGTTCAGCCAATTCTAACTCGTCTATGTTTTCTGATATTTCCCATCACCTTTTAGTTTTATTAGACATTTCATTTCCCATTGAGAGAACAATGACTTTGCAGATGTATCATCCCATAATCCTGATTCCATTAATTTTGTTATGAATGTTTTATATTTAACTGTTTTGTCATTATCTTCACACTCTTTCCAGATTCTATTTGCTGTTTGTTCTTTTGTTTCTTTCTTACCCATAACTAATGTAGCTTGTGTGAAACCACTGTCCATTTTTATTCCAAGTGATTCATACATTTGTTTTAATAATAATTCAACTGCAGAAACATCACTCTCGTCAACAGTATTCTTAAACAAAAGTTTTGCATGTGCTGTAGAGAGTCTAGCCAATGCTTCAAGTTGTCTTATTCCTACTGCTAATGAGTCATGACTTGCTGAAAGTGAACGCATTTGTTGGTATATTTGTGCTAGTTTAGACTTTGCTTCTTCTGTTATAGTTGGTTTTAAATCCTTAACATATCCTAAGTAAGATGAAAGTTGTTCTCTATCTAGGAATATTTTATTTGACATATCTTGACCAGTAAATGTATCCAACACATGTTCTGCTTTCCTTGAGTCTTCTGCTGAGTTTACTTTATCTCGTATCAACCATATCAAATCAAATCTTGAAACTAATGGTACTGGTATATCTATGTTATCTATGAGTGTCATGTTAGTATCATACTTACCATATTTTGGGTTTGCTGCAGCTAATATGCTAGTCTTTGCAGGTAATGTCATTCTAAAACCTGCCTTTGCTATTGATACTGTTTGTTGTTCCATACCCTCATGCATTGCACTTCTATCATTAGGGTTCATCTTATCAAACTCATCTATACATGCTGTACCCTCATTACATAATGGTAAGACACCTGCTTGTGCAACTTGACTACCATTATCCATTTTTACTAGACCTATTGTAAGACCTGCTGCACTTGCACCTCTACCAGATGTGTACATTGACTTTGTTGATATTTTTGAACACTCTTTTAATAATTCTGACTTTGCAAGTGATGGATCACCAACCAATAGTATATTTATATCACCTCTTTTAACTTTTGAGAATCCACCTGCTAACATTAATAATATTGAGAATTTTATTTCATCATATCCTATAATTATAGGTGCAAAACTATCAACCAGTTTACTTGTAAAACCTTCTTTCCTTGATTCTGATTTTAACATCTCAAAGTCTTCATCAGTTAAACAATTCTCTTTTCTTTTCTCTAAGTCTTGTGCTGCCATAACTTCAATAACTATTTCATTTATGTTATCTTTCTCCATCTTAACTACTGATTTATAGAGACCAGTTATTCTTTTCTTCTGACCTACAAATAATGTACCAGATAATTCATCTATTGTTACACCTCTTAATATTATAGGTGCACTATTTCTTGCATCACTTAATAATTCCTGAAGATATACATATTGTATATTATCTGTGATTAAACCAGTCTTTCCTATAGTTAACTTATGTTTTCTACATTTAATATTAGGGCATGTATAATTATTAAGGTCTCTTTCATAATCACATACTATATCTTGTGATTGATAACATATAGGACAGTATGCACTTGCTTTTTTAACATATGTTTTCTCTCTTTCTACTGCTATTATTTCACAATCAAATGTGACAACAGTTCTCTCATGATTCTTTGCATTTAGATCATGCATTTTAATTACATCTTCTGTGACAAAATTAACTTTAATATTTCTGAAAGTGAATCTAATTGAATCTAAATCCTCAGCATATTGTTCAGATTTTATCTTAAATATTGCTTCCTTTACCAGTCCTTTGAATTCTTCTTTCTCAACTTCAAACAATTCAAATATATCATCTTCCATTACATTCATAGTGAGTGTGCTATCAGGTCTAAGGCTAGTTACTATAGAATTGTATTTATTAGAACTAAAAATCTCGATTAATTTTTCACGGATAAATGAAGATGAACAATCAATCAAAGTCGAGCACCATCCATCATATTCTGTAGTTGGATGAGTCTCTCTTTTATTCTTATTTTTTCAGAAGAATCTACGGTTGATAAATATCCTATCCAATTCTCAACAGGTGAGAAAAAATTTGGTGTTGCTGCAGATATATTCTCTGTAGAAAATTCATCTAGTTTAACAAGTCCTCTCTTATGCTGTTTTATATATTCATCTGCTGTTATAGCTAACATAAGACTGAAAGAAATATGCTTTGGTCTTATAGTATCCAAGTCTTCAAAAACTTTCTTGGCTTCTTGGCTAATTGAGATTGACTTTATTCCAACATTAAATTTCATTACTTAGTATAGAAAGCCCAATAATATAAGTCTATCTTAAAAAAAAGATGGAGATTTTATTGAAAAGTTTTACCAAACTTCCAATTCTTTCCTCGTTTTTCTAGTTGTTTAGTAACGCCTGATAATTTTGTAACTGGTAAAACAAATGGTTGTTCTACTCCTTCAACAATTATTTCAACAAACATATAGCCTTTAATTGATAGCCCTATTTAATCTTTTGTATCAAAGAAATATATTTCGATTTATATTATTTTATTCTTTTAAATATACGGCAGTGTGTGTGGGCTTTACCTTGTCTTACTTTCCCAAGTCTTGATACTAGGTATCCATCTTCTTCTAAATCTGAGAGGTGTTGTAATGCTCTTCTTGAGTTAGTACCTACTGACTTTGCAACCAAGGATGATATAGTTTCTTTACCTATAGGCATCATGTTATAAATCTTTTCTCTAAGATTCTCTTCTGCATATATTGCATCATCATCTTCTAAGGTTAGGACATATTTTTTCTTCAAAAGTGTCTCACCAAAGGTTTTATGTCTAGTTCTGCAATGTGTTTTTCAACAAGAAGTTTTCCATTAGGTTCAACTATAAACTCAACCATTCCTACATCTGGTGTAGTACCTGCTACCCCACCTCTAAATAGATGGGCATCAGGAAACTTCCAAGCAGGTGTAGATACACCATGGCTATGAACAAATTCAACATGAACAAAATAATGAACGTGACTTCTTACTATTACATCTGTCTTATGTAATTTATCGTTTTCAAAATGCATACCTGCCATCTCTCTTGATATAGCTGTTGTTCTATATGCAGCCCACTTGTTGAAACCAACATGATGAGTAAAGTTAAACATTTTATTATTAATATTAACAAATGCATAGTAATCAGTAGTGCCTTCACCACCATATGCTTTATACTTTGCAGCCCCAAGTCTATTTGCTAAGACTTCTTCAAAATTAGTACCATCTACCTGAACGTGATACCCAGAACCCCTTACAAACATAAGGTTACTGTATGGTATTTCCTTAATGAGTTTTGCAGAATCATTCATCTGGTCTTCAAGATTTGTTGACCATGATTGCTGACCTAACTGTCTTTTGTTAGCACCATCAATAGGTTCACCATTTATTACAAGAAGATTTGGTTTCATATGCAAGTCATCAATAGTATCATGCCATGCTCTATTCAAAACTCTCTGTAATTTATTAGGTTTAATCGAGGTATCTAAATCTGTTACATAAGGTTCATCAGAACAAACTGCAGTTGCAGAACCAACATGCATGTCACTTGCAACCAAGATACTCTTTGAACTTTTTGAACGCCCACTAAGTTTAACCATGTTAGATAATATATGTACCTGTATATTAACGTTTCTCGTATTTTGAATAATGAATATCGGATTTGTAATTCTTTAATGCGTATTGATTTAATCCACCATGCATCATTTTATAATCTAAGTCAGTTAATATTTCTTTGTTAGGATGATATGCTTTCATATGTTTTTCTAAATCACCAGTTCCCTTATTAAATAGACCGAAAGTACTTGTCTCAAAACAATAAGGACATGTTTCACATTCATGTTTTCTTCTCATCATTGTTACAGCAGTAGGTTTGTTACACCATTTACCATCAGCTCTCTTATGATTATCTAGTTTCCACTTACCAGTCTTCATATGAAAATCTTTATCCCAATCTAAGCCCTTATAGCCACAACGATTACATGTTTTATCACCCATATTCTTTCACCATATTCCTTTTCTCTTTAATATCATATCCAATTCTTCATCAGTTGGAAATACTGCTTCATGATAATCTTGGTAATTAGTTTTTTTATTATTCTCACTTTTTACGGTAAGACCATACATATGTTTTCTTATATTCATAATTCTATCGTATATATTTTCAGTCATTTATTTTTCACCTTTTTCCTTTTCTTTTTTCTCTTAACATCACCAAACATAAGGTGCATCTCAAAATCTCTCAGTGTTTCCATCTTAGTCATTTGTCAAACCTTTTCCTACTGTTTGTCAAGTCAGATATATCTACACCTATAAAACTAATTGATTTAAATCTTGATACCTTTCTTCTGAAAATCTTTGTCTTACCTTCAGTTATTCTATCATGCACCTCTGATGAGAATAGTTTTCTATCAGTTCCAACCTTACCATAGAAGTCATCATGCCTTTGCTTAGTTATTTCATTAGGATAATATATCATTAGTATCATATGTGCTAACTCATGACAAATAACACTCATGTTTTGCATGGTATAAATATTATTTTTATTATCAGATATGTAACAAGTTATATCACCAAGACCTGTAACCCCATGTGGTATAGAATAATCTAATTGGTCTTCTTTTGTAGCACCTTTATAGAATCCTTTATCAAAATCCTGTGTTCTTTTTATTGTTATCTTCCATGTATCCTGTTCTCTAAGCCTAGGATAATCTGTATAATGATAATGCTCATAGATATAATATAATATTAATTGAGTGTATAATTTTTTATCTATATTTTCTGTGGTAAAATTAATTTCCATTAATTCATCACCCTATTTTTGTAGTTATGTCTTCTTCTAATAGATAGTTTTTTTCTACAGCAAGGACAGATATGTTCTTTTGTTTTTATACTGATAGAACACGTTCTACATTTTTTATAATCTGATTTGTAAATAGCATTAACATGTCGTGTATTTAATGTCACACATATATTTTTACAAGGCATTACCATGCACTTCCTTTATCAGAACAGTCAAGATGAGAACCACAATTAGGACATATTAAATGACAAGCTTGAAACTTTTTCATCTCCCATCCACATCTATCACACTTTTCTTTACAACTCATTTTCATATTCACCACATGTTCTACAACGATATTTAAATTCTTTGAAAAAGAAGTTTGGATGTGGACAGTCTTTTGGATTCTTTCCACCCCATGTATATTTTAATAATTTAGCTGCACATTTATTACACATAACCTTACCATTCCAAAGACAAGTTTCTTCTTTTAATCTAAAACATGATTGACACTGTTGCATATTATAATATTATATTAGATGAATATAAATCTTGTGTAAAAAAAAGGATTAATGTTTAGGTTCAAATGTAGAAAGAGAAAGCATCATTCTTCCAGTGCCCTCTGCTTCTTTCTCAACAACCCAAACATCTAAACCATCAGAAGAATCCTTTTCGATACATTTCTTTAAAGCATCTTGGTAATAATCTGACTTTGCTTGTCCGATAATTGCCTTACCAAAAGAATGTCTCATTCCATCTGTGGTCTTGATCTCTACGACATCAGCATCAACTTGGTCAACATGTTTTAATTTAAAAGCTTGTACTGTGATTTTATCACCTGCTTTTAATGGTGTTGACTTTTCATAAGTTGTGTCAATATCTAGTACTTCTGAAATATGCATTGTATATTATAGGGTAGTAGGTTATATAAACCTTTGGTAAAAAAAAATTATTGTTTTTGTATATCAGTACAGTATAACAACTGGTCAATAATTTTTGAACGTATCTGTCCAAAAGTATGTGTGTTTATATCTAGTTCTGGATACAAAGACTTTGTTAAATGATGTGCAACTACAATATACTGTTGAAGAACTTCAGCTACTTGTTTCACTGAATCACCTACATCAACTTCAGGTATCTTTGTTATTATGACATCATCTTTTCTGACAACGAAATCTCTTATAGTTCCACCTTGTTTTTTAAAACATTCTTCATCACTACATGTTGCCCTTGGTGTTTTCTGATAATAAAGGTCATCTCCTACGTTCCATATAGAACCACAGATTTTACAGTTACCATCATACTTTGCCTTAATTTTAGTTCCCATGTTAAATATATAAACAAGTGTTCTTTATAAATCTTATGGAAATTCTAAAAATAATAAGTATCTCTCTCATAATAACAAGTTTATTAATGGTAACAAGTATTCAAGCATATGGGCAATATCCAGAAAATGATAGATATGAATATCTTGGTATAAGGCATGATGTAAGACCACAGGTTTGTTTATTTGAACCTAATCCAGAACATATTGATTTTAAGTATTGGAAAGATGTAGAATATCAATCATGGAAAGCAGTATTAGATTGGCAATTAGAAATGCAAGAGTTCCTACCAGAAGGTGATTGGAGTATGTATATACATCCAACAGTTCCTTACGATCAACATTCAAATAAAACACCTGATGATTATAGGCATTGTAACATCTTCTTGACATATGAAGCGTGGAATGAAGATAAAGAGAGTGATGCTTTAGGATTAACTGCTATTGATTTTTCTAAAAGTTCTCATAAATTTGCATATGTTATCACATACCTACACGTAGCAAATAATACAAATATTGTTTTGAATTTTGATGATGCTTTTAAAGATCCAGAAACAGGTTTAACCAAATTTGAAATTAATCTTGAAAGAGTAGAACTTCCTTCACAAACTGTGTATAATATAGTTTTACATGAGTTTGGTCATGCATTAGGTCTTGGTCATTACGAAAGTAATGCACCAAATGGATTTTTGAAATCAACAATGACACCAAGTCTAAAACCAATTAATAGTAATGAAGTTTTTGAGATTAAAATAGCAGATAAGTTCATGCTTGGTTATCTTTATGGTGTTGATGGATATCAAAAGCCACAACCACCATGGATAGACGACTATTGTTTGTTTGACCATGGTATAAAGGTACTTGGTTGTTACTAAGGAAAGACTTATATAACTTAAAGTTTTAAAGTTTATATGGCAAAACGTAAAATAGGAAACTCTCACACCACAATATGTATAACGTGGGAAGATAAAGAAGTGTTCAGAAAGTTTGCTAAACTTGTAAAGAAAACAAAGAACGGTGAAATGTATGAAAGTGATGCTGCTATATTCTCAAGAATGTTAGAAACATTTAAGGAACATAATCAAGCCAGTGATGAAAGCCATGACACTTATCCAAGAAAGCCTACTTCTCAAGGACATGACCTGCAAGGTTAAACTTTCTTGAGATCCATTTTATTTTAATATCATCTGTCATCTTCCTCATACATTTTTCATACAATGGTTTTAAAGTCTCAGTAGTAACTCTCCACTTTCCATTAATCTGATTCACAATTAACTTAGAGTCAGAATGTATGACTATCTTCTTTCCTTTATATCTATTAGCAATATAATGAAGTGCGAATTCTAACGCTAAGTATTCTAATTCATTGTTTGTAGGAACGTCTCCAGTCTTTGTTCTTCTAACATGAACTATCTCTTTATCATTATCAACAAGACATATCCTAGAACCTCTAGTTCCACCATCAATGTAGATGTTCACACTTAAAATCTATTGTTCTTTCCTATAACTTTTTCTACATAAATCAGAGCAGTATATTTTTTGTCTTCCTTTATATCTATAAGGTAAAGTAGCACCACAATTTATACATTTTTTAGGTTCATCTTTCCTCATAACATATATTTATATGCATGATATTTAAAGGTTTTTATTTAATCTCGTTTTTCTTGTACAACACGTTCACGATTTAGTTCTGCTCTTCTTTGTTTTGCTTGATTTGCTGCATCTGCATCTCGTGCTGACACTACTGGAAAATCTGTTTGTTTATTATCTGGGTTCTTCTTAGTTCCTTTTTGGTTTCTAATAATTTTGCCTGTTTTACCTCTTCTAGCAGAACCATCAGCGTTGAACTCTAGTTTATTTACCCATCTGTCTTGATAGGCATCTAGTAATCCATTGAAATTTTTATTTAATTCAGAAGTCAACAAAATATCTGTTTTTCCAGAACTTTGATTTATTGTTGATGCATCACTAATAGCATCAATTAATTTTGAGTGTTTTCCTTTCTTAGGAATTTCAACTTCTCTTACTGTACCTCTAATGTTTCCCTCTTTAGGTTTAGTTTGTCTCATTGCTGTGTTTGTATTAACACCTGTAAGTCTTGTTACTTGATCCCCTGTCGCATAGCCACCAACACCTGCATCTGCACCACGTTTTAATATAATTGCTGCTTGTAAGAAGCCTTGAATTGAGTCTAATGATTTTGTTAATCCTACTTTGCCTGATGCTTTTCGCTTTTTCTTTCTTGTTTTTCTCTTCTTTGTACCACCAGCTCTTGCTTCTGAACTAAATGGATCTGATCTTGCTACACCTATTTTACCTGAACCTCTTGTGTTTCGTTTCTCACCTAATACTGCTCTTCTAGTTGCTGCTACATCATCTTTATAACTACCTATTTTTTTAGTACCTACTTTTTTAGTACCTACTTTTTTAGTACCTACTTTTTTAGCACCTTTTTTACCTGTACCTTTTCCTTTACCTTTAGTTCCCTTTGTACCTTTAGTTCCCTTAGTTTCTTTCTTTTCTTTAGGTGGTTTAGGTGGACTAGGTGGTTTAGGTATTGCAGGTTGTTTTACTACTTTAGGTACTGGCATATTTTTGGTATCTCTAATACTTGTACCTATATGTTCTGGATTATCTGCTTCAAATGCTGCTCTCTCCCTCTCTTGTGCTGCAAGTCTAGTTTTTTCACTACCATGAGCTGTCCTCTTCTTGGTTATAGAATCTAAAATATTATTTATATCTTGTAATGTACTCATACCTAATCTTCCTTATTATCCTTTATATGTTTTTTGGTATCCTTTGAGTAATTTATACCCCAAGTGTTTATATTATAATCTGGAACTCCTTTAGTTTTATAGTCGGTTCTCTCTGAATATGTAAAGTCACCTGCTTTCTTAGTCTCTGGATCTTCATCAGTTTTTGGTGTAGTTGCATCATGTTGGAATTGATTTTCAACTTGAATATCATCATGTGAGTTACCCTCATAATCCTCTGGTGCATCAATATCTGTGTCGGTTGATATACCTACATTTGGTCTTCCACCAATGTTACCGTATGCTCCTTGCTCTTGATCAGATTTTAACGATTCATCTTGTCTAGAGTATGGATCTTTAAACTCTTTCTGATCTTGTGCAAATGTGTGTTTTGGATTAATTTTTTTATTGCCTATTCTACCACCACTTTCTACAGTTCTATTATGTAAAGCATGTGATTGTCTATGAAGTGCTCTTTGTTTACCCCCAAAAGTTGATGTATCTGCACCATATACTACGTTTCCTTTGTGTAATACTTGTCTCAATTCTTCTGGTAATTGTTCCCATGTCTTTACTAAGAATCTAGGGGAAAATGCTTTGACTTTAAGTAACTGTTCTGTTCTCTCTTCCATGTTCATATCATTCCATGTTTTATCTACCAATATATCGCTTACGAAAAATGTATCATTTATGTGAATGTCTTTGAATGAACCATCTTCTTTGAATATTGTTATGAATGAACCATTCATTTTTGCTATAACACCGTTATCTTGAACACCATTTTGGTAGAAGTTTATGTGATCTCCTATGCGTGTGTGTGTCAATTTATTTAAGTCCGTCATAGTTTTCTTTGCGTTTTCTTGTATATAAGTTTCGCTATCATCCTCTTTATCGTTTTTATCATCTTCAGGAGAACCAATATATGTTTCAGAATCAGTATTTACATTGTATGGCATAACATTTGTGGTCATCAAATCACCATATCCTGTACCATCTTTCTCTCTCATACTGCGTTGCTCACCAGTATTCTTAATTTCCTCTGTCCAATTTTGTCCAACATTGTCAACTTTGGTTTTCTGCCATTTCCTCTTTAAAGTTTTAAAATCAGTTTGACCATCTCTTAATTTCTCACCTATTGATGGGTATCTTGGTTTCTTTTTCTCTACTCTAGCATCAACAATATCAGTCTCTTCCTCTATTTCCTCATCTGATACTGGTTTACTGTCAGTTTTTTCATCAACCATATATAAAAACACCACATATCATATTTATATTTAACCGAATAAAGCCTTACCAAGTGCTTTACCGACATCAACTACATGCCAATTCTCACCACTACTTACTGCTCTACAAGCCAAAACTAGGCTATCAGGGTAATCATCATGCTCATCAGATTTGATCTTCATAACTCCAGTTTCAGTATATTCTCTCCTCAAATATGAGAGTTGATACACCAATTTATTAACCTGTTTAAGTTTGATTTTATGGTTCTCAAATAATAGTCTAAGATTCTTATACATATCAGCCTTCTCTTGTAATGAAAACATGACACCTCTAGCAGGTAATCTTCTCTCTCTACATAAATCTATGAGACCACCACCTAAACCAGTTTCGTCTATGAATACAGTTTCTATTCTATAATCTAAAACAATATCACCTATCTTACCTGCAACATCAACTACATTCGACTGTGATTCAGCCATTACCTCTTCAACAAAAACTGTGTTATCTTCATCTACTTTCACTATAGTGAATACAGTTTCATCTCTGCCAGTTCTTGCAACATCCACACCTAGATAGTATCTTACTTGACCTTTCGGTTTACCATCTCCTATAGCTTCTGTTATCAAACTGTTTGGTATCAATGCATCACCAATATCAAGAAACTCACCTTCAACTTCTTGAGTATACTCTTCCCTTGTTAATCTTTTAATCTCTTCAATGAATGTTGGATCTTGTTGAATCAGTGGGTTGTCAGTTGACTTTACATGAAACTCTGTCCACATACCTTCAGGGTTTCTCGGTTTAGAGTTTTGACATGCTTCATAAAAATAACCTGCTTTACTAAATGGTGTTGATGTCAGCCAAACCTTTGCTTGTGTAGCCATACCAGAAGGCAAGAAAGCCCTAAGTATATCAGTCTTAATGAAAGAACATTCGTCAGCTATAATCACATGTGGTGAATAACCTCTGAGTCCTGTACCAGTTTCACCAGTTGCCCTTGTAATTATCTTAGACATACCAGAGTTATCTAAGAAGTTAAGCCATAATTCTGTTTGTGTATTTCTCACAACATATCCACTTAGAAACTCATTCTTTAAAACAAGAGTTCTAATTCTATCAAACATGATACTAGCCTGATTTTGTGTAGGTGCTGCAATTACTATGATACATTCATGGTTTACTGTATCAGATAATAATGGTGCAAAGAAAGCAAAATGTATAGTCTTCACTGCAGTAGACATTGTTTTACCTACCTGCCTACCAGAACGATACACTATGAATCTATCTTGACAATCCACATAGCCTTTATTATAATCAAATAGTTTGTGACCTAGAAACGCATCACTAAATTTACTTGGTTGGTTTACACAGTCAACTATATTCTGCATAAAATTCTGACGTTCTGCTACTAATTCTTTGGTAGGTTGTGGCATTATTCGTCTTCCACCCATACCCACTTGCCTTTATTATTCATTTTTATAGGCTTCTTAGGTTTCTTCTTATTCAATATCTGGTTAAGTACCATTAATTGATTGGCTAACATGTAGGTTAATTTTGTTCTTTCTGAACCCTTGGCAGTTTCCAATTTCTTCTCAATATCCTTAACTAATTTAACCTGATATTCTTCAGGAGGTAATACAAATTTCTCTCTTTTCAACCAACCAAACATATCAATCACTCGTAGTTTTCTGTGCTTTTATCTGTCTAAATATAGATTCTATATCTCCAGTCTTATTGAATCTCTTCTCTTCACTCACAACAATCTTGTTTGATATTTCACCTATAGTTGAAATGATTTTCAATAAAGTATTAACTTCTGACTTTGTATTTCTGTCAGGTATATTTCCATCAAATTTGGATTCAGTTAAAGCCATTAAAACATTTTCGAAACTTAGCTTAGCTAACATATCCAACATTGTTTTCACATGTTCAGGGTTTCTAGTATCTAACTCATTTATCAAAGCTATGAAATCTTTTCTTATTGCACACATTGCACCTTTCTCATACTTTGGACACTTGCCATTTCCACCAGTATCTATAGACCTGTAAACACATTGATCACAGAGAGCAGGTATGTTTGCTGTCTTCATATGTTTTGCAGAATTAAATGGTGATACTGTCTTTCTACCATCTACTACTACCTTTGCAGCATGTTTATCCAAAGGCTTTATCTGAAATATATCTTCAGCCATATATAACAATATGCAAAACGATAGTATTTAAAGATTAAAGTTTTCTTTTAGTATACCTAATTGCTTACACATTGGTAAATATAATAAAGCGAATGGTGCTTTTAACAATGCGTAATAATCACCTTCTAACAAGTCTTGCTTTTTAAGTCCTACTATATCTAAATACTCTTTGTGTACTTCACATGCATGGTTTAACATAGGTATCATTGATTTTCCTTTATCACCAAAGAACATATCATTAGTAGAACGGTTGTTCCAAACTTCACATTTCTTTGTCATTGCAGCAGAAATCCAACCTGATGTATCAAAGGAATAAAAATTAGGAGTGTTATAGTTCATGTACCTACCTTTTGCTAAACCATGGAATTTTATATTGGAAGGTAATTTTCTTATCTGGTCTTCTGTATCTGCTCTACCTCTAACTTCACCCAAACATAAATATGAATCTGGTTCTGGTTGTAGCCTTGACATATGGTGCAGATAGTTTTCTTGTAAAACAGGAAGAGTCCAATCAATACCCATCTTCCTTTCATTTTCCAAGTGCTTTAAAGTTTCATCCATATTATATAATACATCAAACTGTGCAGCATAATCATATAGTTCTTTATGTTTTTTTAGTAACTCATAATATCTATCTGGTTTAGTTTTTGAACCTGCAACCACAAATATATTTTCAAATTTATCTCTAAATTTTGATATATTTGCGTATGAATATTTGAAAGAAAGTACAACATTTTTTACCTTACATGCCTGCAAGGCTTCCATATGTGCCTTATTATTTCCATTGAAATATATTATCAACTAACACACCCTTGTAGATGATGTAGGTAACTGACCACATTCTCTGGAAAATGGTGGATTATTGTTAGGTACATCTGGGTTATAGAATACTATGCCTACTAACATTGTAATTAAAAATATGAATATAGGTATAATCCATATCCACTTCGTAAAAATCATAGGATTTTCTTTCATTATTCACCAAAAGGATTCTTTGTAACAGGTACTTTTATCTTTTTCCACTTTATGTTTTTCATTAAAGCTTCATAGACTTTTTTCTCTGATTTAGTTAAAACTCTCATTTACTCACCCACAATTTTATGACAAATACACTCACATTTCAGAGGAGAGTCCTTTTGCATATGTTTACAATCAACATGATCATGTGATTTACATTGAGGTGATATATATCTTATCTTCATTTTAATTCAACATCCCATTTTGCTCTGTTGTCTTCAAAGCAAAGAGATGCATAAGGACACATGCCATCACAAAGGAAGCATTTTGTTCTTTCAGGTAAAGTTCCATCTGTCATAGATGCTTTAACTACCCTTGCCTTTTCAATCATATCTTTGAGAGTTTCCTCTATAGGTTTTAATTTAAATGGAATTGGTACTGGTCTATCATATGTTTCCTTTTCAATCTTGTTAGATATATATATGACACATCCAAAATCAGCATCTATATCATAGCATTTTTTTAAGAGAACACGGTATCTATTAATCTGATCGACATGACTCTCACTTGGTCTTGATGTTGCTTTACTAAAGTAACCTATAGAACCAGTTGTTTTCTTATCAACTATAATCCATTTCTCACCCATTTGAATAAGGTCATCAATACTTCCGTAGATTATATCTAGGTGTCTCGGATCTTCTAAAGGCAATGCTTTTGCTTCTTCATATGTAAGTGGTTCATCTCTGACATAATCATATGCAAGAAATTTTTCATGATGTTCAGGTTTTGCTATCATAGAATTAGAGTGAACAATTTGACCAAAATATAATGACTTCATATCTTCTGTTGAAGCACGTTGTTCTGGTAAAACCTTTTTGTATATGACATTTCTCATACATGGTTTAATTAAATCTGATACATGGATGACTCCAAGTCTTTCAGTTTTTAAAGCTTCCATTTGTGATCTTCTAAATTGGAAATAAACTTCTTGTTTTATGTCATCAATCTTTAACATATATTATACAGCATGTTGCCATATATATGTGTTTCTTAATAACTTCCTATGTTAGTACATTCACAACCTTCAACATCACAAACTGTGTTTCCCTCATGATCTTTCTGAGAGTGACCACATTCTGCACATGTTCCACTTGCTACTATTGTTATATCTGTCATTCTAATAACTTTCCTCTATAGTGAAATTAAAAGATTGTGTTTGTTCTGATATAGTTCCTGAAGAATCCTTCAATTCTACTTCCCCTTCCCATATACCTGCTTTGGTATTGGTAGCATCTGTTGCACTTAAAGTATATGTGACTATTCCGTTTGCTCTATCAGCAAATGTTATAGCACCATCAATAAGAAGAGTTCCGTCAGGTTTCCATACTTTCCATTTTCCAGAGTTATATGTTACTGTGTTTGAGAGGTTCTTGGCTACACCACTAGAGTCTTTTACAGTTACCTGTAGTGTTGCTCTACTGCCTGCCTTTACAACGAAAGATACTGATCTTCCTCTCATATTCATACTCATTAGTCTACACCTTGAATTGAGTTATCACGCTTATAAGTTTTAGTATTCTTAGATTCTTCCTCAGTCTCACTATCTTGACTTCTCTTATTGGTTCTTGAACTACTAGACCTATTGTTAATAGAACTACCTCTATCTCTCTTATTGACCTTTAATACTCTTGTTATTCTCACCAATCCATCTTGTAGGTTCTTGGCTAATGATTCAGGAATACTAATTGATTCATTCACAATTCTTAATACAGTTCTAATCTTCTCTCTGAAGGTTTGGATTGATATTGATTCTATGATAACATATACCTTACCCATTGCTTCTAAGTCAGTACTGGATATACTGATTGTTTCATTTATCTTTGGAATTATATGTTTAAAGTTCTTAACCAATTCAGATATTGATATTGAATCGTTAATTACTCTGAACAGTCCTCTGAATCTTCCTATGGTTTCAGATACCTGTATTGTGTTATTAATTACTCTGAACAGTCCTCTAACTGGAACTACTATCTCAACAGCACTTACTGATTCTGTTACTTTTCTTAATATATTTCTTATTCTTATCCTTGTTTCAGATACACTTACACTCTCATTCAATATTCTTGTTAATACTCTTAGTTTTTCTCTGAAGGTTTGTACTGATACAGATTCATTCACAATTCTACCCAATACTCTCAACCTTATGATAGATTCAGATAATGATATTGAGTTGTTAATTATTCTAAATATACCTCTCAATTTAATGATTGTTTCAGATACACTTAATGTGTTGTTTATGATTCTAACTAATCCTCTTACTCTTAACCTTGTTTCAGATACACTTACTGATTCTGTAATACGTCTTAACATGGCACTTAGGTGTATTTGAGTTTCTGCAACTTGGATTGATTCTGCAAATGCTCGTGTCCAACTCATTCTCAATGATTCATTATACTGTATTGACTCTGCTATAATTCTTGTTAATGCTCTTAGTTTCTCTCTGAATGTTTGGACAGATATGGACTCATTTATTAATCTAGTTAATCCTCTCAATCTAATTACTGTTTCAGCATATTGGATAGTGTTATTTATCACTCTTGTTAATACTCTTAATTTCAATATGTTTTCTACTAAACTTACATTTTCAGATATTAATTTTATAATTGTCTTTAATCGTATGAGTGATTCTGTTACTTGCAAAGTGTTGTTAACCACCTTGAACATATCTCTTAACTTCACAAATGCTTCACTTACCTGTATAGACTCAACTATTATCTTAAACATTGATCTTAAGAATACTTTTCCTTCTGAGATGCTTTGAGATTCTGCTTGGTGTTTTACTAAGACCATTAGTTTGACATATTCTTGACCTTGTTGGAATATTGATGATTGGAATATGGCTTGGAATATTCTCTTAGCACCAACATTAAGTGATTCATTGACACGTTTTATTCTACCACGTATAGTCTTTGTTGCAGTTGCAATCTGTAATGTTTCACCAATTAATCTGATTAGTATTCTACCTCTTGTTCTGAAGGTTTGAACAGATATGCTCTCTGCAACTAATCTTCTTAATGCTCTTCTTGGTACAAGACCTGTGGCTATACTTAGTGATTCACTAACTAATCTCACCATCTCTCTTGCTCTTAATCTAAAGGTTTGTACTGAAACTGATTCTGCAACCAATTTTCTCAATGTTTGTAATCTTACGAATCCAGTTGCAATCTCCAATGATTCTGATACTAATCTAACCAATCCTCTTGAACGTAGTCTAAAGGTTTGTACTGATACAGATTCACCCAAATGTCTAATTAACTCTCTTGCAAAGTTCTTGGCTTCTGCGACCTGTATGGTTTCTGCAAACAATCTACTAACTGCCTTTCTAAATCCTTCTGATATACTAATACTCTCATTGTAAATCTTACCAAGTCCTCTAACCATAGCAATCTCATATCCTTGTTGGAACACATTTTGTTGGAATCCGTTTGCTTGGAATACACCTAATCTTGTTCTTGCAACATTAACGGTCTCACTAATTATTCTTAATAATACTCTTGGTGCAACTCTAAATGTTTGGACAGATATAGATTCATTAATCCTTCTAAGTAATGTTCTTGTCCATACAAATGAAGTTGATACACTCACACTCTCATTGATTAATCTACCAATACTTCTGAGTCTTGGAACTGTCTCTGCATAATTAACACTCTCATTTATCACTCTTCTAACAGCACGTAGTTTTTCTCTGAATGTTTGTATTGATATTGATTCTGCTACATGTCGTATTAATGATCTCAAGAATATCTTATTTTCTGATATGCTTATTGATTCACCAAATATTCTACTAACTGCTCTTCTGAGAGTTTCTGATGATTGAACTGTGTTATTAATAACTCTAAACAATCCTCTAAGTCTTGTAATATTCTCTGCGACACTTACACTCTCAGCATATAATCTGATAAATCCACTTGCAGTATATGATGATGTGGTTAACTGTATTGTATTATTAATGATTCTACCAATACCTCTAATTCTTATTATTGTTTCAGCGTAGTTAACAGTCTCAGATATGACTCTCTTAATAGCCCTGAGTTTTTCTCTGAAGGTTTGTACTGATACAGATTCGTTTTGAACTCTTAACATTGTCATTAGTTTGATAAATGATTCTCCGACATTCTCCGACTCTGCAACCAATCTTAATATAGATCTTAGTTTAACAATAGTTTCTGATGTTTGAATTGTTTCTGCAATCACTCTCCTTAAGGTCATCAAGGTTACTCTTCCTTCTACCACTCTTTGTGTTTCGTTTACCAATCTTATTCTTCCCATTAATTTCACATACTCTGCACCTTGTTGGAACACGTTTGTTTGGTATATAGACTGGAATATTCTCTTTGTAGTTGCTTCTACCGTTTCGTTTACACGCTTAATTCTACCACGTAATGTGTTACTTGCAGTTGATATTGATACAGATTCTGTTACACTCTTTGCTATAGATCTAAGTCTTTGTCTAAATGTTTGTATGGATATTGATTCAGATATTAATCTTGTTAATGCTCTAGCAGGTGTAACAGCAGTTGAAACACTTATAGTATTATTAATAATCTTTCCGAATCCCATAGCTCTATTCTTTGCTTCTGATAGAGATATAGACTCATTAATCTTCTTCACTCTTCCTAATACCTTGGTTACTTCTGATGATGCACTACCGAATACATTAGTTTGGAATATGTCTCCTTGGAAGGCTGCCAATCCTACCGATACAGTCTCTGATATTTTTCTAACAATACCTCTTGATTTAATATGAGTTGATACCACACTAACTGCATTAGATACTATTCTTCTTAATCCTCTAACTCTAATTGGTGATTCTGATACACTTTCCGACTCTGCCAAGTTTCTAATAATTGCCCTGTACCTAAGCATATTTTCAGCGTTGTTTAATGACTCATTAAATGCCTTGATTAAACCACGTTTCTTTATTTCTGTATCTGCAATAGATGAGGACTCTACAACATGATAAACTAATGCTCTAAGTTTTACTCTAAAAGTTTGAATAGATACTGACTCGTTTGCAAGTCTAATTAATTCTCTAGTTCTTACTTGTGTTTCTGCTATTGATAGTGATTCATTAATTACTTTCTTTACAGTTGTAGGTACATCAAATACGTTATTTTGGAATACGTTCTTTTGAAATACTACTGAACCCCATTCTTTTTGAAAAACATTGTTTTGAAATACATTGTCTATTTGAAAGACTTGACCTACTTTAGCCAAGTTATATCACTATAATATCTCTGTCCACGTACTCGATCCGTCAAATATGTAGTGTTTACCAGTATCAGTTTCTTCAAAAATATATCCACCAACTAGAGTTGGATATGTACTATCGGAAGCACCGTCACTTCCCCAAACAATAAGTTCACTACCTTCTGCGTATGAACCTGTTCCACTATTATTTGCTTTTATTGTTGTAATTTGTGCTGATGTATTTGCCCACTTACCAACCATCTCTTTTCTGTCAGGTGATGCACCTGCACCACTTGTACTTTCCAATCCTTCTGATATGAATAATTTTTCTTTATTTGATTCATTTGTTATGTTAACATCTGCAAAAATACTACCTGTGACTGTACCTGTTAAATTATCTGTGTTGGATTGACTAAAATTTGTTGTATCATTACCACCGTTTATAGATTCTCTTATCACATAATTAGAACCTGTGTCATTATTAAACGTACAAAAACAATTTATTGTTCCACCTGTTCCATTTGCAAACATTTGAACTTTCAAGTGTTTCTTTGCTGTAAAACCTGATACTGTCATACTATCTGCTGTAGCTGGTTCTTTTGCTCCTAGTACGGTTATGTATGATCCTGCTGCAAGAGTTAACGAAGAGGCACTGTTATTTACAATTTGAATACTTGTAATTTGTGCTGATGTGTTAGCCCACTTGGCTACAAATTCTTTTCTTACAGGTGCATTACCAGCTCCTGA